ACGTGGTACAGAGATTTCGCTTGTCGGCTTCGCCCATCTGGGAAAAGTCGATTTTCGGTTTTCCCGTTGCGTCCATCAGCTCTGCACCGTCGCGTCCTCGGACGCGGAATGTGCGGCCTCAAGACGCTCAAGAGCGGCGTAGATGTTCACTTTCGTCTGTTCGCTGCCCTTGTCACGTCTGCTGTTCAGGACTTCGGAAACGTATGCTTCGGAATACCCGCATTCCTTAGCCAGCGCCCTTTGCGTGATCCGGGCGACGTGCATACGCCCTACGACCTCGGCAGTCCAATTCTCCGGCACTTTCTCACTCCCTTTCTCCAATGATGAAAATTTACAAATAGCAGTTGAAAATCTTTGACTAATGCGCTATACTGTCTGTGTCAGTACGCTCTTTCGGAACGCCGCTCCATCTTCCACAACTCGGCGGGGTTTCCTTGCAAGTCCACGTTTCTTGACTGCTACGCAGTAATTATAGTCTATGAATTTTGACTTGTCAATACACTTTGACTATTTTTCAGAAAAAATTTTCGTACTGGCAGAAAGGACAAAACAAGATGACCTTTTTTGACCGGTACGAAAAATTGTGTCTTGCGCGCGGCTACAAGCCGGTGTCAGAGCAAGCCGCGCAAGCCCTCGGTACAAACCGGGGTACTATTTCCTCATGGAAAGCGAACGACAGAGCGCCTAAAGGGGAATATCTCGCTGCGATTGCAGACGTGTACGGCGTCTCGACGGACTACCTTTTGGGGCGCACGGACGATCCTACCGATTACACAAACCCTGACCTTTTGGCCGAACTCGCGGGGCCACAGCTCGACGCCTTTGACGGGGACGTGAAAAAGGCCGTCGCGTTCCAGCGCGCAGTTGAAAACGACGTGCGGCGGGAGCGCAACGCTACACCGCTGATACTCTCCCTTTATAACCGGCTGGACGACACAGACAAGGGCAAGTTGGAGGGCTTCGCGCAAGGGCTTTTGTCGCAGGAAAAATACGCAGAACAGGCCGATAGGAAAAAACAGGCGTGAGAGCGATCCGACGCGGCAAAGTGATCTACCTATTCTTTGAGGGGGCGAACAATGAGCGTCCAGATAAACTATAACGGCCTCGACAAAGGCGGAAAGAACGCCGTCGTTTATGCCCGGTATTCCTCGCACAGTCAGGGCGAACAGTCTATAGAGGGGCAGCTTGCAGCAGCGCGAAAGTATGCAGAGGCCAGAGGCTACACGATCATACACGAATACATTGACAGGGCTATGACCGGGAGGAACGACAACCGGGACGATTTTCAGCAGATGCTTTCGGACTGTGCTAAAAAGCAATTTCAGGTCATTATCGTCTGGAAAGTTGACCGCTTCGGGCGCAACCGGGAGGAAATCACGTTCAACAAATACCGGTGCCGAAAACACGGCGTCCGGGTAGAGTATGTCGCTGAGACGATGCCGGACGGCCCGGAGGGTGTGATCCTTGAGAGTGTCCTTGAGGGTATGGCCGAATACTACTCCTTGCAGCTTTCCCAAAACATCAAGCGCGGCAACCGGGAAGCAGCCAAAAAAGGACAATTCACGGGTGGGCGCGTTCCGCTCGGTTACAAACTCTCCCCGGAACACAAATTTGTGATAGACCCTGACAGCGCCCCGCTCGTCAGCCGCATCTATTCCATGTACGCGGAGGGGTGGACGATCACCGAAATAATCAATCAGCTCAACGCGGAGGGACTACACACAAGCCAAGGCAAACCGTTCACAAAGAACAGTCTGCGTACCGTCTTGTCGAATGAAAAGTACATCGGGATTTACAGCTTCAAGGGCGGGGAAATCCGAACGGAGGGGCTTGTACCGGCAATCGTGGATAAAGACACGTTCTACAAAGTGCAAAAGCTCCTACAGGTCAATCAACGCGCTCCTGCGGCCCGTTGGAGCAAGGCGGACTATCTTCTTACCGACAAGCTGTTCTGCGGCTCCTGCGGCGCTCAGATGGTCGGAGAGAGCGGTACAAGCAAGACCGGGGCAAAGTACAACTACTACCTTTGCGCAAACCATAAGCGCGGGAAAAGCTGCGCCCGAAAAGCGATCCGGCAGGACTGGATTGAGGACTACGTTATGGATCAGGTGCAAGGTCTGGTCATGGACGATGAAGCGATCCAGTTTATAACGGACAGCGTGTGGGCGTTCTATCTCGCGGAGGATCAGCGGCGGGAAAAGGTCAAGGGGCTGGAAGCACAGCTACACGAAACGGAAACGGCAATGAACAACCTGATCCGCGCCGTAGAAAACGGTCTGCCCTTTACGGATATAACAAAAAGCCGCCTATCGGAGCTGGACGCCCAGCGGACAGCTCTTTCAAAGGCTATCGCTGAAACGCAGCTCGACGGCGGCTTTCATCTGACGCGGGAGCATATTGAGTTTTTCCTACTGCAATTCCGGGAAGCTGACTTTAAGGACAGAGCATGGCAAAAACGGCTCGTAGACGTGTTTGTGAACTCCATCTACATCACCGACGATGAAATGACCATCAATTTCAATTTCGGCGGGGACAAAGCACAAGTACGATTCACAGACTTTGATCGGTTACGCAAGGCCGGGGTGTTCGGATGCCGCGCGCAATGCTCCACCATAACGCGCGCATACGAACTCGTTTTTTACGGGAACGTATTTGCGCTCATACTGAAAATGCCTCGGAGGTAAATCCTCCGGGGCATTTTAACTTGCTTGTAACTTGCCGGTAACTTGCAGAAACTTACCGCCAGTGCGGGATAACGTCGCCGTAACCGGCTTTGATATGGGCGTCGCAGACTGCTACGGCCTCCGGCTGGAAAATGTACTGTGTCCTGTCGGTCAGCAGGTCGCGGAGCTGCCGGATCGTACAGGTGGGGTGCTGTTCATGGACGACGGCCAGAAAGTCACTCGTGGCCTTTGTCGATCCGGCAACCGGGCGCTTACGTTTCGGGGCGTAGTAATCTACATCGTGGTAATTCTTCGGGTACTTAGGCATTGCTTTTCTCCCGTGTAGCGTCCACCCGCGCCCAGTATTGATCCAGCGTGAAGATTTCCTTGTTGAAGTCACTCAGCCAAAACCGGTCAAACAGCGCCTTGATCTTGCTGACAGCCGTAAAGTACGGCTCCGGGTAGTCGGCGGAAATAGTAATCTCCGTAATCCTGCATTCGCTCAGGTGATAGACGTTGCGGCCTTTCTTCGGAGCGTCCTCAAGGTAGGCCATAACGGTATCACCTACCTTGCAGGGCAGGAGCAAAAGGCGTCCGGCTTCCTCAGCGTCCTCATATCCGCCCAGACGCGCGGTCAATACCTCCGCGCAATCAGCGCCGTCGTAGCAGTCGCCTTTCTTCGGGCAGTTGTCGTGACAGAGGGAATACCCGTCACCGTTTTTCATCGTCAGGCGTTTCATGCGGCTTCTCCTTTCTCATTTCTGGGCAATCCGTGATCCGGTGAACATCTGGGTTTGTACAACCTTGACCAATGGCGTACCACTCACAAAAGAGGCATGGATCACAAGCCATCTTTCGCATTCTCCTTTCTCGCTGTGTAGCCGCGCCCACAAGGGGCGCGGATTTTAGATTCGGGGAATACGGAAGCAGACGGGCGCGGCAATGGTGGTGGAGGACGCGAGGTCGTAGTCGGCACCGCCGTAGTTGTAGACAGTGCACCAATGCGTGGTATTGCCTGAGCGGGGAGATTGCGTCCAGTACCAGTCAGCGGCCCCGCCTTTCTCGTAAGCCCGGATGCGGTTGTGTACGTCCTTATACCACTCAAGCTGTTCATACACACCCTGATCCCCGTAGCACTCGTCAGCCGGGAAGATTTCAGAGGCGGACGGGAGGAACAGCTTGCACTTACGTTCCATCAGCTCACCGTCAGCGGACTTGTACTGCCTGATGATCTCCATAATCCTGTCCGTCAAAGGATCAGGAAGCTCCGCCCAGACCGCATTGAAAAAGCGGTCAATCTTCGTCATGGGATCATACCGGCCCAGACAATCCCGGCTCTCAAACCGGTAGGACTGCCCGTCTTTGTCGGTGCAAACAAAATCAACCTCCTTGCCGTTTTTCAGACGGGTCGTGAAGTAATCTCCGACAAACATTTCCAGCTCCCCAGAACACATCTGCGAAAGCAAATCCGCAAGTGAAAAGTCCAGCTCAAGAGCCTTGAACAGTGTTGCGGTATTCTTGGCGTTGTCTTTCTTCGGTGCAGCTTTGACTTCCGGGGCCTGTCCGCTGACCGGAGCGTAGTTCACCTTATCGTCCCAAAGGAACATTCCGCCATCGGTTATCAGAAATTTGTGGCCCTCCACAGCATAAACGTGTATCACTTCGCCTGTGGGTTTTCTAATCGCGTCGAACATTTTTCTTACCTCCGTTTTCTTTGTGTGTAGTTTTTCAGTCCTCGTCCAGCTCGTCCAGAGCGTCCCGCACCATGTCGATGTTGTTCAGAACAACGTCAAGCATGGCATCAGCATTGATGTTGTGGGCAAATATCGCCTTTGCCTGAGCGTCCGCGTGGAAATAGCCGGTCAGGGTTTCGCCTTTGTCGTTGATCCCGACAACCGCCGCGCTGACCGGGTTCCCGTCCACCAGCGCCTTTAGGCTTTGTTCCAGCCACGCGAAAAGCTCCTGCTTGTCCTCAACGTCCATCAGTCGGTGTCCTCCTGATCTTCAGATTCCTCCGCCTCGTCGTCGGAATCGTCGTCCTGATCCTCGCCCCAGTGGGCCAGACTGTTTGCGAAAGCCTTGATCCACCTCGGCAGCTCACACGCGGCAAGGGCTTCACTCAGGGACTTCGCCTTGTCCTCAAGCTCTTTCTTCTCTGCTTTCAGTTGGTCAAGCTCGATGTTCAGGCGGGTAACGTCCTCGATCAAGTCCCGGTACTCCGCAAGCGTGATCGTAACGGTCAGCTCGTTCATAGCCCCGCCCTGCTGGACAAAATCGTAGTCACAGCTATAGGGGTTTTCACTTTTCAGCATCCTTGTACTCCTTTCTTTTGCTGTCGCTGTTGTTGTAAAGCTCAAAGGCCGTCACGCGGATAAAACCCTCAAGCTCAAGCGCCTTGATCCAGTCAGCCGGAAGCGCGTCATAGCCGTAGTACGCGCCTACGATATTGCCGCAAATCGCGCCTGTGCTGTCGCTGTCGCCCTTGTGATTGACGGCAAGTATCAGGGCTTCCTTTGTGGTCTTACCTCTCAGAGCGCAGTACAGGCCGATTGCAAGGGCTTCCTCAGCCGTCCAGCCCTCGCCCAGCACGTTTATAGCTTTCTGCGGGTAGGTGTCCTGTTCCGCATAGAACAGGGCCATTTCGATTGCCTCAGCCGTTTCCGTGTTGTCGGAGATAGCCGGGACAAGCTGCATAGCCGCCTCCGCCGCCGCCCGAATGGAAATCCCGTCTTTCACAATCCGGGCGATCATGTACGCAAACGCCCCCGCCGCCGTGTAGCCTGTCGGGTGGCCGTGCGTCAGAGCTGCGGCCTTGACCGCTGCCAGACACGCAACGTCCGGTTCCTCCGCAAAGAACAGACCACAGGGCGCAACACGCATGACGCCGCCACAGCCCTTACGGTCATTCAGATTCTTGCCGGGAGCGCCCCGGTGTCCGTTGCCAAGCTCCGTCAGACAGGTAGTACCGGGAGCGCGGCAAGCGTGAAGTGCGTGTTGATCCAGAATGTACGGAAGTGGATCACCGGCGCGGCGGATCGTATACTCGATGTTCTCACACCGCATCGTCTGAGTGTAATACCACCGCTGATACGCGATCCATAGGGCGTCAGTAAGATCAAGCCCATCGTTGTGCGCCAGCAAAAGCCCATTCGCCGTGAACAAGGTCATTTGCGTGTCGTCGGAGATATGCGCGGTCTTGTCCAGCCGGTTTACAAGCGGCTCCCTGATCCCCCGGTGGCCGTAGATGCGGCATATGTCATTCATGCTCATAAACTCGACGGGGTAGCCCAGAGCGTCCCCCAGCGCGCCACCCACCAGACAGCCCAGAAACCTATCAATCGTCCTCATAGTCATTACCTCCTAAATCTACGCCGGTCAGCCGTTCCAGCAGACGGAGCAGGAACGGGCAGCGCGGCAAAAGTACGTCCGAAATAAACCCGCCTACGGCCAGTGCCAACAGCAGCGGCCCAAGATAGATGCACAGCACAGCCGCGCCCCCGAATACGTTTTCCATCCCCTTTTACCTCCGTCCTTTGGTGTAGCGTTCCAGTCAATCTTCTTTAGCGGCTTCGCCCTCAATAATTGTGGTGATCGCTTCATCAATCGCTTTGAGTTGGTCATGGCTCAACTCAAACGCTTTCTCTCCATGAAAACGTGTTCGGATTTTCTTTATCAGCTTTGGCCGATCTGCGCCTTTCCGACAATCTTCCTCTGTCAAATAGGCTTTTGTGGTAAACAGGTCTGGGAAATAAGCAGAACGATCGGGTTCTTCGATTAAACAACCCTCCGCGAGACTAATGAAAAGAGGCCGCATACCGGGTAATTCGGCCAATGTAACACAGTCCCGGTCATAATCAACCGTCTCAATTACCTCTTTCTTGCAAAAGTGCTTGCCGCCTGTATAGCAAAACTGACCTCTCCAACAAGAAACGAAAACTATCTGTCCGGGTTTGAAATCTGTAATCTGAATCATGGTTTTTTCCTTTCTTCTTGTGTAGCGTTACCGCAGCAGTTCTTTGATCTGATCCTCCGGCGTGAGCCGGGAAAAGGTGTCGTAGCAGTCCGGGCAGATGAAATCCGCCCCGTCCAGACTGTACGCCTCTCCCATTTCCCGCAGCTCCCGCAAGTCCTCTTTGGAAAATTCCTCGCCGCAAAAGCGGCATCTGTACTCAGCCATTCGCGGCCAGCCTTTCCTTGATCCTCTCAGCCGCATACCGCCCGTTGTCATTCAACATCCTCTGCCATGCGCCCTGAGACGGCGACCAGCGAAAACCGTAGGACTTGAGCAGGGCGCGGGTATCGTCGTCCGGCTTGCCGTCAAAGATGAACTGAATCCGGCACAGCTCAAAGTTTTCCTTGAGAATGTAGCCGTCGCCCTGTTCCGGGGCAGCGTCGGCCTGTTCCGCAGCTCTCGCCGCCTCTTTCTCAAGCGCGGCGATCCGATCCCGGACGCGGTGAATGTTCGCGTTGTTGTTCGACAGCGCCCAGCCGGGGTACGGCTGATTTTTCGGAGCGGTCAGGTGATCCGCTTCCATCTGACGCCTTACCTCGTCAGACGCCTCCGGGCATCCGTCAAGCGTCCCGTGCTTCCGGTAGTAGGCGTTCGCCGCTTTCATGTGTTCCTGCAAGCCCTCAAGGGCCTTGAGCTTCGCCCGGAGCTTCGCAAGGGCGTTCTCGTCGTCGCTCATAATGCCGCCCATGCCGCAACTCTGAATCCGGGAAAGAATCTCCTGAATCTCCCGGTACTCCGCATCATTGGTGTCCCGCGCTGCATTCTGCTTTTCTTTCTTGCGGACGGGAAAGTTTGCGGGGCCAGCGATCATCACGGACGGAACACGAGCGTCAATCTCGTAGCGGTGATTCAGGTTGTCGGCCAGCTTCCGGGCGTAGGTGTCCAGCAGCCGGTCAATCTTCTCATGGTACATGGAATCGACGCGGGACTTCTGCCGTTCTGCGATCTGCACAGCCTTGTCCACCATCCGCCTGTATTCCTGTGTAGCTTCGCCCTCCCGGTAATCGGAAAAGCTGTTCATTTCCTTTGCCCTGCGCGCGGCGTTCTCATTGATCTCGTAATACGTCATTTCAGTTGCCTCCCTTTCTCTTATTCCACTTTGAATGTCACGGTATGGCCGGGATTCTCCCGGATCAGGACAGCTTTCAGGTCGTCCACCGTCATGTTATTGTCAAGCGCGGCCTGTACCACGTCTACCAGCCGCTTTCCGTCCAGATAGGCCCAAACGGTCTTTCTTTTCTGTCGTCTCGCTCTCATGCCAATTCCTCCATTTCCTGCCGCTCAAGGATCAGATTTTCAAAATCCACCATCGGGGTTACGTTCAGCGGCATCCAGTTTCGTTTTTGCTGTTTCGGATAGTGAATCGGCTTGCAGGTAAAGCAGGTGTCGTACATCGTACAGCCGTTTTCGCCGGGGACGATCTCAACACCGCAGAGCTTACAGCGTTTCATGTTCTCAATAACCTCCTACCGTATTTCGTGAGCGTGGAGGGCTTGATCCTGCCCTCCCGCACAAGCTGTCGAACGTAGCTGACCTTACCGAACACGGACGATCCCGCGCCGCTTTCCGGTTTCGCTATGGCCCTGCAAAAGCCGCCCTGCGGATCGTAGTAGTATTCCCAGTTGCTATCCGCGTGGGCGATCTTGCGGAGCTTCCCGACGCACAGCGGCATCCGCGCCGCGTTGACGTGCATCTGCCGGAAATCGTACTCAGTGAACACGCTCATTCCTGCACCCCCTGAATCTCGTCGCCCCGCATACCGATAGGGCGGTCAATGCCGTTCCACTTCACGTCATAGATGTTCCACGATCCCACAGCCGTAATGACGCCGATCTGATATTTCTCAGGGGCGACGTTCTGACGACGCGCGCTTTCGGTCAACGTAACCTTATCTCCTACGGAAAAGCTCTTGTACATCGTTCACGCCTCCCCTCAGTACGTGTTGTGGGCGCTGCGCGCCATGCTGTGAATGATCTGGGAGATACCGCCCTCAATGGTCTTTGCGTCGTCCCAGCGGTCAGGGCCGATGAAAGCGTGATGCTTGCAGCCGTTCGGCATCGTGCCGACAACCACGGTAAAGGCTTCGTCCTCAGTAACCTCGACCTTGAAGCAGTCCTTTTCTCCGATGTAGTCCAGATAGCCCCAGCCGATCTTGACGCAGCTCTTATTGACGGCCTTGATATTCCAGCTCCAATTTGCGTCAGCCTCACGCTCACGGGCCACAGCCGCCTTGATGGTGTCGTTGAAAGTTCTCAGGTCTGTCATTTCGCGTACCTCCGTTTTTCGCTTGTCGCTTATCGTGTTCAGTCAATGATTTTTGACTATGCACAGTATAGCAAACGAACATAGACTTGTCAACACCTTTTGACTATATTTTGTAAGAAATTTTTGACCGGCCACGATTGACCGGTCAAAATATCTTTACTGTGTGTAGTTCTACGCCTCCCGGATTGCAACCTCGGTGATGTAGTATTCTTCCAGTAGCGGGGTCTGATAATAGTATTCGGTCTGCTTCGACGGCTCGTTTGCACGGGATTCGATGAACGCCTGTGCCGCCTGTAGGGTAGTGTACCCCTCCTGAGATACGGCGCTGATCCAGCGGTCAAACAGCTTGTCGTAGTGCCGGTACTCGACGATGTAAACCCTCATGTTTCCCTCCCTTTCGTATAACGTCCCGCCCCCGGAGGGGCGGGACTGCCGGTTTCAAACTGCCTCGGCGTAACCGTCCTCGATCAACTCCTGCGCAATGTCAAAGCTGACCTCTACGATCTTGCCGGTCTTTTTGGAACGGATGGTACGTTTCGGTTCCAGCTCGTGGCGCTCCCACGCTTCCAGAATGTCAGCCAGCCCGTTTGCAAGGGCGATCAGGTAGTGCTTGCTGCCGGTGGTGCATCTGCTGTAGTCGCGCAGCTCGTTCACGATCTTCGTGACCTTTTCGGGGTAGCTGTACGGCATGACCGTTCGATCCTGCCAGCCGTACTTTTCGATCATAGCGTTCGCCTCGTCCACGAACACGGCCACGTCCTTTGCCGTCGCCATGTTGTACGTTCCATTGTTCATCCTCGTCATTTCGTGTAGCTCCTTTCTCTGTTCGGACTTTCCAGCCACTTTCTGAAATACTGTGATCTCCGCTTTACGGTCATATACCTCATGGCCGTCTGGTAGGCAGCAATAAACCGCTCCCGATCTCCCGCCTCTATCGCGGCGTCCATTTCCGCGCCCAGCTTTTCAGCGCGTCGGGCGCAGTAGGCTTTTTCCTTTTCCCATGCCGTCATGTGCCTTACCGCTCCATGTAGTGCAGGTAATTCAGGTCGTCCCACTTCGCGCCCTCAATCGCTTCGGGGTCGTCAAAGTCCTCGTACTCGATCTCAGCGTAGGTGTCCGGCAACCGCTCGTCAGTGTCGTCGTCCTCGTCGTCGCAGAACACGTCCGCATTGAGCATCATAGCGTCGTAGGTTTCTTCGTCGATCTTCCCGGCGCTCCATGCGTCAAACGCCCGTTTCATATACTCAGCTCTGGTCATTGCTCTTGCCTCTCTTTCTGTGGCCGGGGTTGTGACCGGCCTCCCGCATTACCGCCCCCGGAGGGGCGTCACTCTGCGATACTCGCTTTCGCCTCTGCAAGCGTCTCATAGGTTACGTCGCAGCGTTCCGTGTCGATTGCCTCTTTCGGCATAACCAACCAGCGATCCCGGACACGGTTGAAATTCTCTACGTCGCTGATGATCTCGCGTTCAACCAGCTCACCGATCCGTCCGATGATTGCGACCACCGCCACAACCTTTCCATCCTCGTCCACTTTCGCGGCCTTTCTGATCTCCGTATCTTTGACCTTGTAGAACTTAATCATTGTCTCTACCTCCTTACCGTCTCAAGCGTTTACCAGATTGAAAGCCTCAACGACTTTCGCGTGTGCGCTGTAGTGCTTGTTGTAGGCATCCCGGAAAAGGGAGGCGTTCATGTAGCTGTCGAACTCACCGGCAATGTACTTGACTGCTGCTTCCTTTTCACTGTCCCATTTGGTGGCGATCACAAAGTATTTCATCGTGTTATCTCCTTTCGCGTGTCGCGTTTCGGTTGTCGTTTTAGTCAAAGTTTTTTGACTGTCTGAATTATAGCACACGTTCATAGACTTGTCAATAACTTTTGACTAAATTTTTTGGAAAATTTTTCGACCAGCCAAAAGACGCATACACACCGCGTTTTTGCCCTCGGTCTACAAATACACGCGCGCGTATATGACATATGCGTATAGGCGTGTCAGGCGGGGTTTTACCGCCTAATTCCTCTGTTTTCATAAGTCTATTAGAAATATCTGTTTATCTGTTTACGAATAGCTGAAAACCCTTGATACACAAGGCTTTGAACGGTCTACAAATCGGTCTACAGTTGCAAAAAATCTGTTTATTTGTAGACCGCGCCGGTCTACAAAGTCTACAAACTTTCCGAAACTGTAGCCCACTTTGTAGACCAATCTGTTTACCGGCTTATAGGCAACAAAAAAGAGCCGCACGGGACGGACAATCCGACCTCGTGCGGCTCTCTTGTGTGTAGTTTATTCGCTTGTTTCGGTGGCCTGTTTCAGCTCCAAGACAGCCGATTCGATCAAATTATCAAGGCTATCTTCGTCCAGCTTGAAACCTTTGCTTTCCAGAAAGTCAATAACGTAGGCTTTCTTTTCCTTGCCTTTGCCGCTGCCGACGAAAATCTGTTCAGCGGCTTTGACGGCGATCCCGACCCACATTTTGATAATGGCAAGCTGATCTGCGCTGACTTTCTCCCGGATCAGGGGAATAATCACGCAGGTCAACACCGCCATAAGCAGGGCGATAACCGCCCGAACAATGGGGGTAATGTCCATAGGCTTTTACTTCCTTTCTTTGTTGTGCCGTTCACAAGGGAACGGGCAGTCCCGGCATTTCGTGGTGTCACACCGTCCGTCCCGCCTCGGATCGTAAATCAGGTTTGCAGCGACGGCCAGAACGGTAAAGAACACCAGAGCCGTTATGACGACGATTTTACCGAATATCATTCCGGCTCACTTCTTCAACAGCTCATTGACGCGCTTCTGGACGGCTGCGTAGTCGTAACCAGCCGCCGTCAACCGCTGCTTGCGGACAGCACCGTTGCCCCACTTCCCGGCCAGCACTTCCCGCGCCAGCTCGTCCACGGTTTTTGTCGGTGTAGCGTTCCCGGCGCTGCCGTTTCCGCCCGTCATGCCGTCGTAGGTGACGTAGGGCAGTTTGCCGTGCTTCTTCCAGTCGCGCCGGTTATACCCGGCCACGCTCCGGTTACAGGCGGTGATCTGGACGCAGTTTCCCCAGCGGGGCGTACACTCCACGGCAAGGCCGTTCCCGATGTAGACGCCGATATGACCGTCTGTCCAGACCGCTTCCCCGACCTCCACGCTGCGGAAATCGGTAGACACGTCCTTACAGACGCGGATCATCTGATCGGCTCCAATGTCAGGGACGTTCCGGGACGCATACTGCGCGCCGCCGTAAACCTTGCTCTTGTCCCCGCACCAGCCCCACAGCAGACCTTTGATAAGGCACACGCAGTCAAAGCCGAACGTGTCAGCGGACGCGGCCTTAATCATGGCGGTACGTGCCGCCTGTCTGTTGTAGGCGTGATTCGTGCAGTACCGGGGCTTGTTCGCGGCGGTCATGGGCGCGCCGAAACAACCCATCACATACAGCGTCTTGTAGTTCTTCGCTACAAGGCTTGCTTTGGCCGCAAGCTGCGCCGCAGTCGTGATAGGGGTAGAGATACCAAACTCCGGTTTAAGCGGCTCTACGGGCGCTGTGGGGGCTTCTGCGGCCTGTTTCGGGCCGTACTTGTCAACGTACTTCTGTCCGGCCTCTGCGCGCTGCTTTTTCACGCTCTCGCCCATGTTGGCGGGGCGCTCAAACTGCGTCAGAACAAGGTCAGACGCGGCCCGAACAGTGGTAGCGGTTTTGAGGGCCGTCAGGAGGCTCTTAAAGCTCTCAGACAGCTCTTTGTACAGAAAGTCAAGCTGACACTCAAGGTCGCCCACGCTGCGTCCTGTGGCCTGAGAAAAGGCCAGCAGAGCCGCCTTGCGGGTATGGTACGTCCACTGGGCCAGACCGTAACCCGCTCCGTCACGGGCAAAGTTGGTGTACACGCCGTTATCCACGGCGGCGGTGTATTCCTTGTCCGTGTAGCCCAGCTTCTTTTCAAACGTGTTCTGCAAGTTGGTAGGGATCAGGGCGCTTTCCCAGTAGAGGTTTCCCATCAGGCCCCCGACGCCGCAGGGGGACAGGCCCTTATCGCTGAGAAAGTTCCATATCCTTTCCTCATTGCTGTTTCCTCTCAAGGACATAGCGTTCCTCCTTTCGTTTGTGATCCTGTTATTCAGTTGTCGCGGAATACCGTTTCGGAAAGACTGATAGCAGCCTCGATCCCGTACTCTTGTGCAAAGCGGGACACAAACCGCTGTGCATATTTCGCGCGATTTTCGGTACGGGCTTTCCAGAAATAAAAGGCGGTGGATGATCCATCCGCCAGTATTGAGCCTCCGGCAAGTGCGGCAATCGCCGTCACGTCATAGCCCTTGAAAGTACCTATGATCGTGACGACGACCAGCACAAAGGATATTGCGTATTGCAGAACAAGCATTTTCTTTGAAAACTCCATGCCCGTTCCCTCAGAAACCGATGTGGGCCAGTCCAAAGCCGATTGCCGCAGCGACAATCAACTTGATAACCTCCCAGACAAGATTTTCCCAGCGTTTGCCGGGTTTTTCGGTCAGGGCTTTCACGTCTGCTTTGATCTCTTTCACGTCGGTTTCGACAGTCTCTTGCCGTGTGGCAAGGACTTCAACGGAAGAAACCAGCTTGTCAAAGTTGTCCTGCCGTCTTTCAACCTCGTCGATCCGGTGTGTGTTCGATTTTGACCGTTCCTCCACAGCGGTTAAGCGGCGCTCAGTTTCCAGTTCATTCATTGGCTGTTATCCTCCCCCGTGTGTAGTCTCTCAGTCCTCGGAATCGTCCTCGGCGGCGGGGGCATCCTCGCCGGGGGCATCCTCACCCTCCGGCTCGTCCTCGCTCTCCGGTTCAGGCTCACCGTCGTTCACTTCGGGGGTCACAGGCCATTCGTCGTCCTCGCCCTCCGGCTCCGGCTCGTCCTCAGCAGCTTCGTCGTCCAGAGCGTCAAGGGCTTCCTCAAGCTCTCTGATCTTGTTTCTCCACGTCTGCCGGTTGGCGATAACCTCCCCGTACTGGGCCATGAAAGCCTCCCGGTAGGCTTCGATCTCGGCCTGAGTGGTACAGGCCGTCAGGCCCTCGGCATACTTCGTGACCTCATAATCGGTATCACGCAGCAGGGATTTCAGGGCGGTAATCTCCCCGATGATCTGATCGCGGGTTTCGTCCATTGTACTTACCTCGTTTCTTTTTAAGATTTCTCCACGGCTTGACGCCGTAAAGTCCAAAGAACAGGGCGTCCATGCTTTGCACAGAGCGGTAGGCATCCCGTTTCAGGATTGAGCCGCGCCACGACATATAGGACTGTACGATTTGGTCAAGTGTAACCTCACCTGCCACGTACAGCCCGTGTAGCCTTTTCAGCTTCCGCCTTTCGCGCACGATGCAGCTATGATCCGCCTTTTTGATTACCCGTCCGGTTTCGGTCAGGTAATAGCGGGTTTTAAGGTACGTAAAGCCCTTTGAGAGCTTCACGATCTGCGTTTTCTTCGGGTTAGGGATAATACCGTATTTCGCGTACTCTTTCAGCAGAACGTCAAGAATAGCCTGTAGAACGTCCTTATCGCGGTGAATGATGTAGGAATCGTCCATGTAGCGGTTGTAATACTTTTGCCGCAGCTCGTCTTTGATCTTGTGGTCAATCCGATTTGGGTAGGCGACGGCGTAAATCTGACTGTCCTCCGGCCCGATGTACAAGCCCTGCCCGTGTTGTTCGGGCGGCTTGTCCCGGTTGGTCGCGTCGATAAAGCTGTAGCTCAAGTTGACAATCCGCTTGTCCTCAAACGCCCGGTCAATGAGTTCTTTCAAAGGCTCATGCAGAATATGGTCAAAGTAGCCTTTGAAGTCGATTATCAGGATATAACCCTCATTGCTCCCGGTTTCCCGGAAATACTTATGCAAGTGTGCCTCACACCGATTCGCAGCGAAAGACACGCCTTTTCCTTTCAGGCTTGCCCCGTTGTCGTAAATCAGACCGTTTGAGAGAACAGGAACAAAGGCGTTGGTACAGGCGGAGCGCCGGATCACACGTTCGGAGTAATGCAGACTGTGAATGTGCCGCAGCTTCCCACGCTCCCGAATATCGAAAACGTAGAATGACCGCCGCACGTCTTTTCCCTCGCGCAAATCCTTTGACTGCCGTGTAGCGTTCTTGTAATAATTCATGTTGTATCGCGCTACGTTTGCCTTGAACATCACGCCCTGCCGCGTTTCCCAGTTCGCATGGAGGATCGCGGGGACGGAGGATAGCCGGTCAAAGTCGTCATACTTTCCGATCTTCTCCCGACGTTTCGCGGCCCGTGCTGCTTTCCGGCGCTGGTAGCGCGCTTCGTGTCGTTCCTGACTATTCAATTCGTTTGCCTCTTTCAACTGGGGGAAAGCACCGCGCAGAGTGTTATTGTAGGGGCGCGTTGTGATCTCCATAGCGGCAATGGTCATGTAACCGGGTACTTGCTGGATTCCGTCAGCTCAGTCGCCATCCCCGGCCATGCAAGAAGCGTCCGGCCAGCCGCGTCACGGTGCGTATTTACCCTTTTCGATTCGGGACGGTTATTTTCTCCTTCCGTAAACATTTGCTTTGGGGTAGGCACTAATTTCAGCGCGCGGGGCGCTTACTCTATACGGGCCATAGGGGATATGCTGTTTCGGAATCAGCGGTGTTTTACGGAATCAGACGGGCGCGGCAATGTTGGTGTTGGACGCGTTGTTGTTGTTGGCATTGCCGTTGTTGTTGACATTGCACCAATTCGTGGTATTGCCTGAATAGACAGAGAGTACCCACCAATTATCCCGGCTACTCTCAGGATTTTATGCAGCAGAAAATAACCGATTTGCTTATTTGTTTTTGAGAAGTCTTGTAGAGCGTTTCCAGCCTTTGAGTAAACGATCTTCGCGGTCAATCAGATCGCCTATATCGGTCAGGTGCTTTTCCAAAAGCAACCGTTCCTGTGTCGGCTCTCCCGTTTCCTTGTTTACCGCGTGTAGCTTTTGCCACCACACATTGCGAATCGCGTACTGGATGATCTCGCAAATCTCGTCAAGGCATTCGATACACTCTTGCTGTAGGTCACGGCGTTCTTTTACTTCCTCCGGGTCGTACAGGGATTTTCGGTTGGCCCGGTGCATCAGCCGCATCATGCGGTTTACGGCGTCTACCGCCGCATACGTGACGTTGTACCGATACTTTTTCGGGACAACCTTATCCCTGTACAACAAACTGGAAAGCTCCGTGCGCAGGTCGTCAGCGGTATGGTAAAACTCCATTTCGCTGATCCCCTGAAATCGTTTCAGCACGTTACTCATAATCCATTTCTCCTGTGCGCGCCCACAAGGGGCGCGGATTGCCAAAACAGATTATGAGATACGGAAGCAGACGGGCGCGGCACGGCTGGTGTAGGACGCGCCGGTGTTGCCGGCACCGCCGCTGTTGTTGACATGGCACCAATCCGTGGTATTGCCTGAATAGACAGAGAGTACCCACCACCGCTCCCGGCTACCGCTCCTGTTCTTGACGCGGTTCATGTTGTGGGCGAAAATCGGGTACTGCACGCAGTTACCGGCCAGCGCATAGCCGTTCTTGCCGCCCCAGACGGGGCCACCGTAGACCTCGTATTCGGACGGGAGCCACAGCTTGCCAATATCGGCCCACGCTCCGGCGTTGTCGTCGGAAAGCAGACCGGACGCGCTGTACCGCTTCGGCAGGTACGCCCTCTTTTCCACGATCACGTTTTTCAGGTTGGCCGGGAGGTAGTAGTACACGCCGCCCTGCGTGTAATCCACGTGCTTCACGGCGGGATTGAGGCCCGTACCGTTCGGCACCTGACCGGCAAGGCTGTTCAGCCAGTGATAGAGGTCAGAGGCCAGCCACGGATGTTCCGTGCCGGTGCCGGTGACGGTGATCGTGCCAGCGGCGGGAGCCTCCGCAAAGGTCAGCGTGAACGTGGAGGCGTCGTAGGTGTAGCCAGTCAAGCCCTCGCCGCCCTGCGTGACGGAGGCGATACCGTCCATTTCCTTTGCCAGAACAAAGGTAGTGGTCGTACCGTCGCCGGTCAGGGTTTCGACGGGGATCAGGCCGTTGTTGTAGTTGACGGGGTTGACGGGCTTTCTGGTAGGCCACAGCTCACGGCAGATGAAATCAATGTGATTGCCTACCGCCGTGTCGCCGTAGCCCTTGTAGGTGTTGATGCCGCCCACACAGGCTTTCAGGGTCTTGTTGTCCGTGGTCACGAACGGGATGTAGTCGTTCACGTGGATGCCGGTGAAATCCGCAGCCTGAATACGGGCCTTGATCCACGCCCACGGGTTGCCGCTGTAGGGAGAGGCGGCAATTTCTGTTGCGAATTTCAGCGTCAGGTCTACGCCCTCGTAGTACCTATCGCCGCTTGCGCCGATAACGGCGTTGCTTGCGCCGCCGTTGACCGAAAACCGGTCAACAAAGGGATTCATAGACATTGCTTTTTGTCCTCCTTAAATGAGTTCAGTGTTGATGCGCAGCTCCATGTTGGAGATACCGCACGAAACGGGAAGCTGAGAGGGCGGGACGCACCCGGACTGATCCAGCGCGGCGATACCGTTGATCGCGCCCCGATCTTCGGACGTGTAAAAGTCGTTCGGGCCTTTACCGCTGTCCGTGAGATTGCCGTTTGAATCCAGTCCGGCAAAGTGGCCGCTGGTCGGATTTGCTACCTTGTCCGCCTTGCTGGTAATATCAGGGCCAAGCGGAATCCACTGAGCCACGTCCTGATATTCGCCCCAGACGTATTCCGTACCGTCAGGCACTTCGCCGCTGTCGCCCTTGTACTTGACTGTGTACACGTAGCCGATCTTCCGCGCCACGTTCGCAAGGTCGGCGTAGTAGTCCACAGCGCCCCGGTACTGCAAGCCGTTGATGATGGCGGCAATAGCCGTGTCGGTGTAGGCGTTCGCGTCCCTCAAAGCGTTCTGCGCAAAGACAATGGCGAGTTTTACCGCGTTACTATCCATGCTTTGGGCCTCCTTACTGCGCAACGAATTGCCCGGATTCGTTGGCAATGTAGATTTTTGTCGTCACCGCTCCGACGACGTAGAGGATGGAGAGCGGGGCAAAGACGTAGTTTTCGCCCAAGCCTACGATCCCCGCGCCGGTAGTCGGCAGCGGGTTAGGGGTCGTGTCGGACACAAGAAAAGCATCCACAACCTGACGCCCGTTCCCGTCAACGCTTACCGGCTTGACAGACACAGCTTTCATTTGAGTACCGTCCTTTCATTCAGTTTCCTCAACAAAGTCGAGTTCAACAAGTCCCTCCAAAGACCGCAGGTCATTGTAGGACAGGCTGACATTTTCGGACATGGGGAGCTTGACAACCTTGAACGTCTCGTCAACGTCGATGTTGGCAAGCTCCGTCATGCGTTCCTCAAAGACGGGGCGTTTATCCGGGTCGATCTTCCACTTGTCCGGCTCTACCTCCGTCCCCAGCTCTGAGAGAGCTTTCAGCCGTTGCTCATTGAAAAAATCAAGCTCTTTGTCGATCTTCGACATGAGCTTGCTTACCCAGTAGAGCGTTTTCGGTGTCAGCTCCGCAGCCGCCAGTTTTTGAAGCGCGGGAAGCGCCTCCACGAGTTTTCCCATCTTCATTTTGTGTAGCCTCCTATTTTGATTTTGGGTTTAGCTGCTTGCGATAAGACCGTAGTTTTTCAGGGCGGTCAACAGGTCATTTACTTTTGTCGCAATCGTGGCCGCTGTCGCGGACGATGGGGATGAAATCTTATTGACCGTCTGTTTTGCGTAAAGTGTCGCGCCAAAGAAACTGATCTTTGACAAAGTGCTTGTCGTACCAAGACTGGCAATGTGCGTGTACAGAGCATAAAACGGGTAGCTGCTGGTTCCCAGTGAAATACCATAGGTGCTGCTTGTCCCGCTATAGCCGGGTACGAGCTGCCTTGAGCTGTTCAACGTGAGCGTGTTATATGTACCGCTCCCAGTCAGCACAGAGATTGTAGGTGTACCTCCGGTAACTGCCGTCCCATTCACGTAGAGTTCCGTGAAATAACCTGCTTTGAATGGACGAACGCTTGTTCCAAGCGCCCACGCATAAACGCTCGTTCCGTTTGGCTTGAGTTCACGGTTTACGGTATCAAAACACAAACGGTACGACCAATCCGACGCTCCGTATTTCCCAACCTCAAAAGAGGTCGTCGCGTATACATACACATACGACATACCCGCCCACGCCCCGTCACTACCTACGTACAGCGTTGTAGTACCAGAGGTTTTCAGAGCGACATAGTAGGACGAAGAATAGGCGTAAATCGTCTGAATGTGAGCGTTGGAAACGTCAAGGTTTGTGATCGTGACGTTGTTTGCGTCAATCGTGCCGCCCGAAATGCGATCCGCTGACATTGTGCCAGAGGTAATCATGTTCGCGGTGATAGCGCCAGATGCGATCTTGTCCGCCGTAATAGCTCCGGCCTTGATGTTCCCGGCCTCAATGGTGTTCGATGCGATTTTTGCGCCGGTAATGGTGCTTGCCTTGATGTTTCCGGCCTCAATGGTGTTCGCCGCAATTTTCGCGCCGGTGATGGTCGATGCCGCGATCTGCGTTGCGGTAATCGTCCCGGAGGCGATTTGAGTTGCCGTAATCGTCCCGGACGCGATCTGTGTTGCTGTTATCGTGCCGGACTTGATGTTCCCGGCCTCGATGGTTTGTGACGCAATTTTCGCACCGGTGATGGTGCTTGCCGCAATTTGGGTGGCGGTGATCGTGCCGGACTTGATGTTCTCGGCCTCGATGGTTTGTGACGCGATTTTTGCCCCGGTAATGGTAGAGGCCGCGATCTGCGTTGCGGTGATCGTACCGGAGGCGATTTGCGTTGCCGTGATCGTACCGGCAGCTATGTTGGTCGCCGTAATGGTTTCAGAGGCGATTTTTGCGCCGGTGATCGTACTTGCCTTGATGTTGGACGCCGTAATGGTGTTGGAGGCGATCTTTGAGCCGGTAATAGTCGAAGCTGCAATCTGTGTAGCTGTGACCGTTCCCGTAGTGATTTTGCTGCCGTCGATGGTCGAGGTCTGACCGTCAGCGTTGATGGCGGTAATCAGCCCGGAGAGATTGATCTTTGCGGCGGAAATGGTGATCTGTTCGGCGCTCTGGTTAATCTCACTGATAACGCTATTCTTGCTGACTTTCAGGGTGATGTTGGTCGCGTTCTGTTCGATGCTGGACTGCTGCGTGACCGTCACATCGTTCATGTTCGCGTGGATGGAGATTTTCGCGTTGACCGTAATCCCGCCGTAAACCGTGATCGTCAAGGCCAGCTCAGAGGCGTCGATGATAGCTTTATTCGTCGCAACGGTCAGGGTGATCGTTCCAGCCGTGGACTGTGCGACGGTAACGCCTGTAGGAGCCGTACCCGTAGCAACCTTGAATTGACCGGCTGCGGGGGTGTCGAGCGTGGCCGTCATAGCCGTAATGCCCTTATACACGGACACGACGCAGGTATAGGTTTTTGCGGTCAGGGGTTTTCTTTCTACGTTTACGGGAATCTCAATGTACTCATTGCTGAGAATCGCCGTATAGCTGTCCTCGCCAGCGTCGCCCTTATCACCTTTATTGCCCTTGCTGCCTTTCTCGCCGTAGGTGCCAATGATCCGCTTGTCGGTCTTGTGCGTCGTATTGTCGGTATAGGTAATCAGCTCATAGTTCCACAGGTACTTATTCGACGACGTAGGCGAAAGAACGACGGTGGAAAAGGTGTTGTCGTCGGGGGCCGTTGTGGAATTGTTGACAGCGTAGTATTCGACGATGGACGCAATGCCGACGCCCGGATCACCTTGACTACCCGTGTCGCCTTTCGTACCGGTCTGACCGTAGACTGCCGCAATGTGCTTACTCAGCTTTGTCGTCGTTCCGTTGGAGTACGTGACAAGCTCATAGTTCCACAGATAGCGGTTTGAAGTCGTCGGCGTCTTTACGGTAGTCGAAAAGGCGCTGTCCGCAGGGGCGGTTGTGGAGTTGTTGATTGCGTAGTATTCAGTGATCGAGGAAATGCCGACGCCCGGACTGCCGGGATCGCCCGTATCGCCCTTGTCGCCGTATGTTCCTATGATCCGCTTGTCGGTTTTCGCCGTCGTGCCGTCCGTATAGGAAATCAGCTCATAGTTCCACAGGTATTTGTTTGAAGCTGTCGGCGTCTGTACCGAGGTCGAAAAGGCGCTGTCAACCGGGGCCGTCGTGGAGTTATTAACAGCATAGTATTCCGTGATGGACACAATGCCCTTGCCGGGGTCGCCCGGACTGCCGGGGTCGCCCGTATCGCCTTTCTGACCGTAAACCGCCGCAACGTGCTTCGGCGTCTTTGTGGTGGAGCCGTCAGAATAGGTGAGAAGTTCATAGTTCCACAGGTAGCGGTTTGCGTTTGTCGGGGACTGTACCGTAGTCGAAAAGGCGCTGTCAGCCGGAGCCGTGGACGAGCTGTTATTGATGGCGTAGTATTCCACAACGGAGCTGATACCGACGCCGGAATCTCCCTTGTCGCCCTTATCGCCTTTATCCCCCTTGTCACCTTTTGCGCCGGGGTCGCCGTCTGCACCGTCCGCCAGCTTTGCAATCGTCATAACGTCCGTGTAGGTCTGTCCGCCAGAATCCGTGCCTACCACCTTGAACGTCGCGGACGTGCCGCTTATGTCACTGGGCGTAATGGTCAGTGTCCGAGCGGTCTTACCGCTCATGGCCGTATTGTTTTTGTACCACTGATAGGACGCAAGGGTGTTCGTGGAAACCGCCGTGAGCGTGATACTTGCCGGAGAATAGGACGACGCCTCAGCCGCTTTCGTGAACATCTGCGCCGTTGCGCTGATAGCAATTTCGTTATCAATGGCGTTCAGCGCGGTATTCAGGTCTTTGTTGCCGACGCTGATTGTGCCGTTGGTCAGGTCAATCGTGAAGCCGCTGCCGTTGTTGCTCTTGATCTGCCCGGTTGTGATATTGCCGCCGTTAATGACCGTGGAGCCGCTTACGGCCAGCTCACTTTTGAACGTCGCAAGGCCCTGTACAGTCACGTCGCCGGTGATAACGTACTTTCCCGTCAGGTTGTCAAAGTAAATGCGGTCAATCCAGCTATTACCCTCTTTGGACTGCATCGAAAACTTTGACGCATTCGCGGTCATGCGCGCGGTCACTACGTCATTGACAAGCAGTTCACTTACAAAACCCTCAGAGCGGTTGATCCGGTTGCCGAAATAGGTCTGATCCGTCCGTACTGCCCGTTTCAGGGTCAAGTCCTGCATGGTGATGTACGGGTATTCGTCCTCCGTTTCCCCGTCAATCAGGGCGGACAGAGAACACGTACAGGAAACCGTACAGCTCATGTTGACGGAGAACACAACTACCCGATGGACGTTCCCCGCCCGGTCTGTGACGGACATGGTGTCGCCCAGTTCAACAGCCGGATTGAGATACGCCCCGGAGAGCGTGTACGGCTCAAAGATCACACCGTACAGCACAGAGGCGGTTTGCAGGTCAATTTTGCCGTTCGCCACGGTGCCAGCGCCCACGGAAATCATGCCGTTTGAAAAAGCCGCGTCCGGGATCGTCAGACAGCCGTTGTCAATCGGGATGCCTCCCGCGCTGCAAAGGGCTGACGCTATCGCCTGTGTAGCATAGTTGCACTTCGCGCTGATCGTCAGGCCGGAATCGTCGCCAGCCGTAAACTCGTTATCGGCGTCGTCTACCAGAATGACGCGGCTGATCGTCTGTGTCTTGCCGCGCTCCACAAAGCCCGTGTGAGCCTTTCCAAGAATCTGTACGGCGTCGCCGGAGGGGGAAGCCAGCACTACCAGCCGGAGCTTTCCGGCCTCCGTAATGATCCAGTTGCCGCCGTGAGCTGCGCCGATCATCCCCAGAATTTCAGAGATAAGAACGTCGTCATTCGGGTAGTCAACGGTGTAACCCGCGCCGGTTTTGATTACCGTCCGGGCGTCCAGAGAGACGCCCATGATCCGGCAAATATCGCTGACCACAGAGGTCATAGGCTGCGGCCACGAATTGAAATTGCACTTGTCGCGGTACGTAACCCCGGCCTTAATCATGCGGTCAAGGCAGGTGATTTCCAGCAGGTCTTTTCCCTTGCGGTTGGAAATGTAAAATTTGCCCTGCGGAATCCAGTTGGTAACGGTATTGCCGGTTGCAGAACGCAACCGGCAATAGGCGTCAACCGTTGCCGCTTTCGGGATCGTGCCTTTCGGGTAGATTTTGAATTTCGCTTGCCCGGTACAGCACCGCCCGATTGCGGGTTTATCCAGCAGGGGCTTGACGATAACCGGCGTGTCTTTCAGGTCGTCGCCCTCATAGTTCACGCCGTTTACCGTAAAGCGATACTCTGTTTTGTGAGAGGCCGAAAAAATGCTGCCCCAGTTGGCGGGTACGCTTTGCATTTATACCGTTGCCTCCTTTACACTAATCAGCGTAAAGTTGATGTTATCCACCACAATACCGTCCTCTCTGAATTGTTCTTCGGCTGCGGTGATAGACGTATTGTAGAAAACGCGGGTGCAAAGGCCGTTCATAAGGTCGGGGTACTGGACGTTCACGCCGTCGTCCCCGCCCTCAAGGTCGGCCTCAAGCTGCATAGCCACGTCAAAGGGCATAGGCCCCAGCTTCATTGTCAACTTCCGCTGATGGGATCGGACGTTGGTGTGCATAACATCGTCCTCGTCGCGCCCAGCGTCCTTATCGTTGGTGTTTTCTCTTGACCAGCCAAGCCCGGTGAGCTGCTTGACATAGCGGGTGTAATCATGGCCGTTGATCTTGAATACTCCCTGAATTGCAGACATAATTACGTCCCTCCAAATCCTCTTTGCGCCCCGGTCAGGGCAAAGGCAATAGCCGCTGCCAGCTCGTCATTATCGACGCCCAGATTTTTACGCTCAAGCAGGTCAAGAATCTGCCGCAGCAGGAAAGTAAAGTCGGATAGTCTTTCATCCAGCATCCCGCTTGTCGTTCCCTGCGGCGTGTCCTGCGGCGTGTCAGAGCTGACGCGCGTTTTGTAGGGTACTTCGGTGCCGGTTGCGATTGCGGGGACTTGCAGACCGCCCATGTTCGCCAGAACAGCGTTGATTTCGCGGAACACGTTTGCAATGTCAGACAGCTTCGTAGTGATCCCGGCCAGCTTGTCCACCAGCCCGGTTCCCTCCGCGTCTATCTGTAGTGTAGCTTTCTCCGCGTCAAACTGATCTGTCACGTCCTGCGCCATACCGGACACGGATTCCAGTACCGCGCGTTCGTGCTTCTCGATGCCCTCAGTCAAACCCAAGTCGATGTATTTACCGATCTCAGCAAAGACTTTGGACGGGGAATGAATACCAAGCAAGGACTTGACGCCGCTCACAAGGCCGGAGGCAAGACTACTGACCGTAGAGGAAAGCCACGTCCACGCGCTTGTAATGCCGCTCTGGATGCCGTTCACAAGGTTTGTACCCACGTCACGCCAGTTGGTATTAGACAGCGTGTTTTTCAGGCTATTCCACAGGTTGGACACGGTAGATGTGATGCTGTCCCAAGAGCTGGATGCCGTCTGCTTGAGCGCGTTCCAGCCGTTGGTAATGGCCGTGTTCATGTTCTGTGTTGCCGTGTTCAGGCCGTTTTTCAGGGCTTCCCATTTCTGAGAAATCGTAGACTTGATATTCTCCCAAACCGTAGTAGCGGAAGATTTGATATTGTTCCAAGCGTTGGTCAGCCCGTTTTTGATTGCGTCAGCGGTAGACGTGATCGCCTGTTTCGCCGCGTCGAATTTCTGCTTGATCCCGCTCTTGATGTTCTCCCATGCCTGAGTAGCCGTCTGCTTGATGGCGTTCCAAGCGTTGGTCAGAGTGGTCTTGATCGCGTTTGCCGTGTTCGTGATCGTGGTCTTTACGGCGTCGAATTTCTCCTTAATGCCGTTTTTGATGGCCTCCCAAGCCTGAGTAGTGGCCTGTTTGACCGCGTTCCAAGCCGTGGTAATGGCCTGTTTGATGGTGTTCAGGGCCGTCGTGAAAAATTGCGTGATGGAGTTCCAGACGTTTTTAATGCCCTGCAACAAGCCCTCGACGATGTATTTTCCCATTTCGGCCATAACGGTTGACGGGGAGTTGATGCCAAAGGCTTTCTTGAAACCGTCAATGAACGGCTTGAAAATGTGATCGTAAATCCACTGTCCGATGTTTACCAGCGCATTCACGATCCCCATGAAAAGTCCTGCAATAATATCCCCGCCGTAGGCTTCAATGTACTCGCTGAAATAGGACTTGATGCCCTCCCACGCTTCCTTGAACAGCTCCCAGATTTTTTCACACTGCGTAAAGATGATCTGTGTAGCGGCACCAATCGCTGCACCCAGCAATTCAAAGGCCAGCTCCACCAATTTTTCAAAGTCGATAGAATTGACGATGCTCACAAGGCCGTCCCAGAGCTTAGAAATCAGCTCGTGCCAGTCAACCGTTTCGATGAAATTTACGGCAAACTCCAAAACTCCGGTGACAAACTCGCTGACGATCCGGGCCGCGTTGGTGAGCATTTCGGCAATATCAATCTTGTTCACGCCCTCGGCCAGACTACGGGCAACCTCGCCCCAGTCAAAGCCCTCCAAGACGCCAAGGATCAGCTCAAAGATGCTATTCACGCCGTCAATGACCGTCTGGAACAAAGCGCCCCAGTCGATGCCGGACAGAGAATCGGACAGGAATTTGCCGATATTCTGACCGATGCCGTTCCAGTCAACGCCGGTGAACAGGTGGTCAAAGGCTTCGACAATGCCGTTGATCGCGGTGATGATGGTCTGTGCGGTCTTGTCCCAGTCGATGGTGTCAAAGAAATTCTGGATAAACTCAGCAATAGAATCTCCGACGTTCGCCCAGTCAACTTCACTCACGATGCCGAAAATGAAATCTACAAGGGCGTTCCAGCCGTTGGCAAAGGTCTGTCCCAGCAAATCCCATTCAACATTGTCAAACCAGCCGTTGATTGCTTTGCCGATGCCTTTTCCCAAAGCCTCAAAGTCAAAGGTCGTCAGGAACGTGTTGATAATGTCAAAGACTGAGTTCAGGCCGTCCGCAAGGGTTTTCCCCATAAGTTCCCAGTCGAAACCGTCAACAAGGCCGTTCAAAATTTCGGCAATGTTCTTCGCCCACTCTACGCCCTTTGGCCGGAATTTGTTGTTGATCCAGTCGTCGGCCTCCTGCATGAGCATATTCAAGCCCTCGGCCAGCTTCTTTCCAAAGTTGAAAAAGTCGGCGTCCTCCCAGAGCTTTTTGAGTTCTTCAAAGAGGTCTTTGAGCTTGTCGGGCAACACACTGTCTATGGGGACTTCTTCAAAGAGGTCGGAGCCGTCGTTTGCCCCGCCGCTGTCCTTGTCGTTATCGCTGCGCTTGTTCAGCTCGTCAAAGCCGTAGACCTGATTTTTCAGTTCTTCCGCAGACTTCGCCGCGCCGTCCAGACTGTCCCGGTAAGAATCGGTCTGTTTTTTCGCAACGGTCATGGTCTGCTTTCCGCTCAACAGGGCAAAAAAAGCATTGATGTAGGTGATCGCTTTGGACAGCGAATCAATGAGCCTCGTGATAATCGGCTCAATTTTCTCAATGAGCCTCCCCATTGAAACGGCCAGATTCGCGGACAGCTCCTTAGACGAATTTTTGATATTCGACATGGCGTTGTTGAACGAATCTGAGAATTTCGCAAGGGTCTGTAAGCTCTCTTTCGCGCTGTTGAAAATGCTGCTTATGAACATTCTCTTGATGCGCGTGATAAGCATACGTTTCAGGCTCGTAAGGGTTTTAACAAGGGCGTTGGACTGCGTTTTCGCCCGTTTCGCGTGACCGATAAAGTTTTTCAGCCCTGCCCCCAGTGCTTTGACGCCTTTTGCCATTGCCTGAAACGGGACTTTCGCAAGTGTAGCTGTCGCTTTCATTGCGGCTGATCCCGCCGTCTTGATGGCCGCGCCTAACCGCTGCCAGAGGGTGATCTTTTCCTCGTCCGGGGCCGGAGGCTGCGCGCCGGGATTGTTTGACATAGACGCGGCCAGCTCGTTAAGCTCCGCCTGAGCCGTCTGTAGCCTCTGTAGGGCCGCTTCGCGCTCCGCCGTAGTAGTTGCCGCCGCTACTGCTTCCTGCGCCGTCAGGACGTTCAGGCGGGCTTGTGCAAGGGCTTCCTGATCCACAAGGGACTTGTTGCGCTCAAGCACTGTCCCGGCGTTGTTTAAGGCTTCCTGCATCCGGGCAAATTCGGCCGTCTCATTGCCGGAAATGAACGCCCCGCCGTTTGCGGCCAGACTGTCACGCTGCCGCTCGTACTGGGACAGGATCGTTTCTGCGTTTTTAATATCCAGCGTCAGCCGTTGCCACTGTTTACTGTTTTCCTTGACGCCCAAAGCCTCAAAGGTATCTCTGCGCTCATAGAGCTTGAAAAGAGACTGTTCCGCTTTCTCTACCTGCGCTGAAATCTCTTTGAATGCCTCGGTAGGTATCTGAGTATTCCCGAAATCCGCAAGCCGCTGACGGGCTTCTGTAAGCCGCTGTTCAAGTGCGGTGATCTTGTTGTCAAAAGCAAGAACGGCCTTGCCGTTGGCAAAGCCGCCCTCTGCGCTCTGAGACACGGCCTGTAGGCCGCTGGACAGGGAATTTACCTCTTTTTCAAGGGAGGAAATCGACGTGCGCGTAGTGTTCGCCGCTACGCTCTGCTGATTGACAGCGTTTGCGGCTTCCTGAGCTGCGCCCGTAACCCGTTCCTCCGTATCTACAATGCGTTCGTTTGCCGCTGCCGTCTGTGTAGCTGTCGCCCCCATCCTTTCATTGATGGCGGACGTAGCAGACGCCACAGCTTGCAGCATAGGGGCCATTTGCCCGAAAGAGCGCATCAGGTTATCGCCCAGAGTATCGACGGCCTGTGTGAGTTCCTTGACAGCATTCAGGAGCTTGTCAACGCCCTTTTCAAAGCCGTTGTTATCCAGTTCGGTATCAATGATAAGGGAGCCGTCGCTATTCTCTGCTGCCATAGGGTATCACCCCTTTCCGTAAAGTTCCGCGTAGAGAGCTTCCATGTAGTCAATCGCTTCTTTTTTCCTATCTACGCGCTTTCCAATGTCGCACATAGAACGGTTTGCGTTGTAAAACTCCGTTTCGTATTTTTCCAGCTTGCGACCTTTGGCCTGTTTCTGCCGGATCGTCAGGATGAATCCCCACAAGTCGTCCCGGTCTACGGACTGAAAGTAGCCTAAGAACGTCCACCAGTGCATATACTCCACCGCGCGGACTTCCCGCCCCGCAACCTTGTTCACCGCCGAAAAAATCAGTTGCGAATCCTTGTTCCAGTCAACTACTTTCGGGCCGGGGTTGTCGGAACGCATCTGACATTCGATAAAGACGGTTGCGGCTTTGTACGCCGCCTCATAGTCGTCGGTAGGGATCGCGTCAAAGTCCACATACATACGTTTCAGGCAGATGAGGACTTTTTCGCCGTCTTTCAATTCTTCGGCGTCGTAGGCCGTAATAATCTGCAAAATGTTCCGATAGTCTGAGCGGATCGCGTAGGACTTGCCGTTTACCTCAAGACTTGTCGGAAGCTGCCCCAGCATCGGTCTGTTCCTCCGTAGCCGGTTTCACAGGCTCAATATCTTCCAGATACTTTGCCATGCGCTGCTTAGACAGGCGGGTTTCTTCCTCCACAGCCGCGTTGACGACGCTCTGCAAGGCGTTCAGGACGTTCAGGCAGAAAAACTTGCCACCGACAGAGGAAAACGGGTTGCGGTTGGCAAAGATTTCATCGGCCTCGTCCATATCGAACAGCCAGTTGATCTTGTCTTTCAGCTCGTTTTCGACCTGCTTGAGCGTAAGCCAGTCCTGTTCAAAAGCCGCCGTGCCGTCGTTGCGCAGGGACAGGTCTTTCAACGGCTCCACCAGCTTGTCAAAGTCGGTCATCATAGCGTTGTAGCGGTCAATGATGGAGAAATCCGCAGGGCGGAAATGGATCTTGCAGATCAGTTTTCCGAATGTGTTGACAAGGGGATATTCCCGCGTACCGTCGTCAACTACGACGACGGGCTTGTGAGCGTTTGCCTCGTTTGCCATTGATTTTTACCTCCGTTTTTTGTGTCAGATACTACGAGAGCCGGAAAACGCTTTGACGTTTTCCGGCTCAGTGTGTAGCAATTTTCCCGGTTTTTAGTTCGGGAGCGCGATAGTGACCGCGCGGGTCGAGAGAGTATAGTCCACGGTCACGGTGGTCATGGGGCCGACAGGGTTGACGGTAAAGGGGATGCCGTAACCCTCCGTGCTGCCGCCCGTGGACTGCGGGACGATGTACGCCTCGCGCATATGACCGGAGCCGGTCAGGTGGCCAGCGGTGGACTGGGTCTGGTCAAAGACCACTTCGACAAAGTAGCCTTTAATGTCGGCGTCGCCGTACTTTTCCTCCACCGCAGCGGCCTTGAGCTTGGTGTACAGGGCGCTATCCGGGTCAGCGTAGTAGGGATCGACGTTGACGGACGGCTCATAGCCCTTGTGCTTGAACGTGGATTCACCGAGAACGTTCTTGGACGTTTCGGTGTCGGGGTTAAGCTCCTTGCTCAGATCGTCGTTGTCGCGGCCCAGCACTTCCCACGTCACGTTTGCGGGAGCGGTGCCGGTGCCAGAGGCGAAACCGGCAAAGAACATACCTCTGTTTCTGTCGAGTTTCATACTGCTGTTACTCCTTTCGTCAGTAAAAGAGATTTCGCCCGTTTCGGTTACGACAACCTGTGTCGTAGCCCGGTCGGACAAGATAAGTTCGCTGCGAATGATTGTCCCCGGAACGGAGAGGCAACCACTTCTGAATTGAATCATGCGTCCCCCCCCCATTTAACATTTTTGGGGAAACTCACGCTTGCCGTTTGTAGGTCATGCGTAACTGGATTTGATACTTCGCCGTGTCGCTTCCGATCTCTACCGGAAACGCGGTCAAAGTCGGAACGATGGACTTGACGCGCCCACCGTTGATCTCAGGAAAATTCCTTGAAGCGTTCTGTTCAATAACCCACATCACAACCGCGTCATAAAAGCCTAAGTTGGCAAGGTTTGTCTGAACGTCTGCGCCGTAGGATTCCTTTGACGCAAAGATGAAATTGAGCGTTTGAATATCATCCGGGATTTCCTCACCTAACACGTTCTCGTGATACGTGATCGTAGACGGGGACGCATAAATCGCGTACTCCGTAGGACTTTCCGAAAGGTAGTCCACACGAAAGCGGTTTTGGTCGGAAAGTGCCGGACACGTCCGAAACCATTTCCTGAGCTGATCGACGTTATTTAAGTCCGGCAACTGCTTTCGCCTCCCTCAGAATATCGTCCTTGTGGTCGGCTTTCATACGCTCAAACCAGAACGCACCGGCCAGCGGGTTTGTGTCCATGTTGTAGTGTAGCTTTCGCCCCGTGGGGTGCTTCTTCTGTCCGGGCGGAGAGAAAAAGCGGGTCGGTATGCCCGAATCGTCCTCAAAGACCGGAATGTTCGGCCCGTAGACCTCACCGTAGTACAGGTATCGGGCATAAGGCCCCGGATAGATAACCCTGCCGCTGCCGATGGTCGTAGCAGAATAGGCGCTTTTCGCCAGACTGCCGGTTTCCCACGGGCAGTATTGCAGGTTCCAGTCAATCACAGTCTTGTCAATAACCTGCTGTACCAGACCGCCTTTTTCAAGGTGAAACTTTTTAAGCAGGTCGGACGATCCGTTCCACTGGACACGTACCCGAAACACTCCGTTGCTCATGCTACTTACCTACTACTTTCCAATGCGGCGCGTTCGGCGCGCGGCGGTTGTCCGTCACAGCCAGCACCGTTGCGGCCTCTGCATACTGCTTTTGCAGGTCGGCGGGACGCACGTTAGCCCCTGCGGTGACTGCGCCCTTTACGATAATGTCCCCGCTTTTCAACGTGAACACCTGCGCGGGATCGCTGCCAGCTTGCGCATAGGTGATAGGGTCAACATACGTCTTTCCGCCGAAATCCGCGTCCTGCGGTATGCGGATCGTGTACTTGTCGGCGGCTTTTAACCCCGATGAATCGACGGTAGACGCTATTTCGTCGTACCACGAAACGCCGACAATGACCGTGGCGTGATACACGTCACAGTCATTGCCGCTGTCGTACCGTGCGTTGAAAACGGTTATCGTATCGTTGCACAGTCTCAATAGCCGTTCACCCCCCGGTAGAGCAGGGGAACGCCGTTGTCGTCTTTCTCCCCATAGAGATACTCACCGACAACGGCATTCATACTCTTGTCCGCGTCCGCTGCGCCCATAGCCTTACCGTAGCTCTCCGAATAGCCGTCCGTACTGAAAGACGTGACAACAGGGTTTTCGGCCTGTGCCTGAACGCCTACAGTGCTTTCCAGAGAGATAAGGCACATGACGCACATCTTGACCGCCTCCGGGACTTCGGCCATGCTCTGCACACGGGAATCCGTCAGGTAGTCAATCCGCTTGCGGCTCTTGAACTCCAAAAGGTTAAAGGACGTTTCGGGGAGAGTACCGCCGCGCTCCACGTATTCCGCATAGGTCAGATACTTAGAATGGGCCATACTCTACCTCCGTGCTTTCGGCTCAGGACGCGGTGATCGTCGCCGTGTAGGTCTTGGTGTTGCCGTTGGTGGTGACTTCAACGGTAATCACGTTGGAGCCGGACGCAAGGGTGACGTTCTTCTGGATCGCGCCGGTGCCGGTGCCCTTGGAGGTGCCGCCCAGCTTGATTTCCAGAGCCGCGTCAGGATCGGCGGCAACCGCAGTCACCTTGACGGAGCCGGTGTCACCGCTGCCGGTGTAGGACGTGGTGCCCTTGGCAAAGGTCGGGGTCAGGGTGATGCTGCCCACGCTCAGGGCGGTCAGGCCGTTGTCGTCGGACTGATAGACGGTGGTGTTGAACTGGATCGCGTCGGACTTCTTGTTCAGGATGAACACGTCCTCAAAGCTCTCCTCGTAGTAGATGTACTTGCCCTCGGTCACAGCGGACGGGGGGTCAAGCTGGGAGAACTGATAGGACACGGGGGTAATGACGGCGGACGGGTGGACAAGGAACATATTGATCTGATCCGCGCCCTCCTTGACAGCCCAGCCGGAGCTGAAAACGTACTCGGTACGCATCAGGGTAGCCGGGACGCCGATAACCTCCACTTCTTCGATGCGGGACACGTCGCGGCTGATGGCGTTACCGCCGCCCTGAACATCGAAATTGCGGGTGAGGCCGGACGCCTGCTTGAGCATGGTCTTGACCTCGTTGGTGCAGTAGAGGATGCGGCCATTCGCCGGGACACGGGCGTTGTCCATGTTGAGCATGAGGCTGTCAAAGACAGTCAGCACGTTCGCGGCGGACAGCACAGTATGGTCGGCGGTGTGGCCCTGCTCAGTCCAGAGCTTGTACAGCTCGGAAATGCAGTAGGCGTCCATCTCAGGGAACTTCTGTTCCTCGTTGAACACCTGAGTGATGTTCGTGATGGACGCAACCTCGTTGGTCTGGTCGATGTCCTTGGGATGGACAAGGGTAGACCACTTGCGCTGATTCTTGAGGGTCTTGGGTTCCCACGCATTGTCGTAGTTGCGGGTGGCGGTGGCGATGGTGTCACGGTCAGCCGCAACGCGCCCGGTGGTGGACAGGTTGGGGATGTAGATGGTCTTGCCGTCCTCGCCCATGCGATAACGGCCATTGTTGGGAGTGGCGTACAGAGCGCCGAAATTCAGAGCGTAGGGGTACGCCTGAGCAAGCGCCTGTGCGTACTGCGCAGCGTAGTTGATAGCAGCCATTGTTACATTCTTCCTTTCGTAGATTGATGATGTTGCCCGGTGTTTTACTCGTCAGCGGGTTTCGGGCGTACCCCGTTGAAATGGAAGCCGAACGCACTCTTTTCCGGCTCCGGCTTTCCGGTTTTCGGGAGTACGATTGTCGGGGCCTTGCCGCCCTCCGGGGGAGTACCGCCGTCAGGCGGTGTAGCATCGACCAGCGCGCCGGGATTTTCGGCCTTGTACTTGGTAAGGAAATCCTCGTAGCCCAGCAAGGTTTCGCCGTCTACCTTGAACTCCTTGCCGTTGGCCTGACTGATAAAGTCACGCTTCGCAGCCGGGGACGAGAAATTCAGGCCGTTTGCCTTTTCACGCACCATGAACTCATACCGCTGTTTCTGGGTTTTCTTCTCCCAGTCCTGCCGCTCAGTGTCATACTGAGACTGCAAAGCGGTAAGGGCGTTCTGGGCCTCGGTCAGCTTCGTCGCGTCGCCCTGCGCAGCGGTCAGCTTATCTTTCAGGCCGGTAATGTCGCTGTCGCGCTTGGTGATCTGCCCCTGCAAATCGGTGATCTGCTGATTCAGGGCGTTCACCTGAGAATTGTACTTGTCAACGCTGACATAACCGCCCTCGGACAAGTCCGCAAAACGGACGTGCTTTGTCTTGTCGGTCTGCCCCGCGTTCACTTCGTCAATCCTCGCCTGTACCTGTGTGTACAGCTCCGGGGTAAGCAGGTCTTTCAGTGTCATACTTCCTCCTTTTACGGCAAGACTGAGTGTCCGCCGCCAGCGGTTTAATTCCCATGCTGAGGGGATGATTTTGTATATCAAAGGCTGAGTGCCATTGATACGGATAAAGAGAACGCCCTACGGAATGACCGTAGAACGCTCTGAGAGGCGCTATACGCGCCGATATTTGCGGGGGTATACGTTCCTGCCCCGCGTGAAAGAAACGCTCCTGCGCCTGTCTACGGCCTTTGACGGGCCGTTAAACCTTGACTGCCTTGAATCCCTCCACAGACAGCCGGTTTCCATGCGGTTTCAGTCCCGCAGCTTTGGCAAGAGCATAATACTGTTTTGAGAGCTTGTTGATCCTGACCTGACAGGATCGCCGCAGCTCGTCGTCGTTCACATCCCGCGCCGCGTTTGCGCTGTCCTTTTCGCGCCGGACACGGGTTTCCAGCCGCCGCATATACTGTTGCGCCTGATAGGTCGTCATATGCTTTCCGTTGAACGTGCAGCCTTTGGCGTTATCCCGCGCCCACTGGGAAAGCTGATCCTCCGTATACCGACGCACGGAATGAGCTGTTGAAAAGCTCATTGCGATATGCTGACAATTCCATTCACCGATAGGCCGGGGGAATCCCTCGTAGCGGTGGCCGTCCACGTCGGAAAAGTCCTCGCCGTTCTGCATCTTCTCAAATTCCGCTTTGAGAAAGACGCGGCCCTGTACCGGCTCGTGATCCGGGGCACTGTGCGCGTGTGCGGAAAGCTCAATCGCGTCAAACCCCAGAGCTTCCCCCATTTCAAGGGAGGCGTTTTGATTGATCTGATTCACGCCGTCGATGATGTTTTGCCGAACGGCGGTATCAAGTCGCCGGTGGTAGCCGCTTTCATAGTAGACCTGCAAGCCGTTGTAGCCTATATCCCGTATCACGCTCCGGGTGGCGGACTGATAATCGGACAGCCCCACGGAAACGGCGGTGATCGCCTTGTCAACGGCCTCTTTGTACTGATCCTGAACGGCGGTGGTGTTTGAGATATTCAACATGGTCTGCGCGGTCTGTACGCTGACATTCTGCGCAAACTGCGTGATCCTGTCCCGCTGTTCAGTGGAAAGCGGGGTCTGTTGCAGGAACACTTTGAATCGTTTGTCCGTGTAGGTTTCCGTCAGCGCCGCTTGGTAGATTTTGAACAGGTCACGGATATTCAGAGCGGTAGCCTCTTGGAGCTGCCGGTTTATGTCCGCAACGTCCGCGCCCATATCGGCCATGACGATAAGACGGTTGATGCTGGACTGATTCAGCTCTCCGATTTTCAGGATTTGCACGGCAATCTTTTTGACGAACAGCCGGTTTACCTCGTCCAGCCGGTCAGTGATCCGCTTGATCGCCGCCTCAAGCTCTTTCTCAGTCAGCATTTACGGCCTCCCTATTCCTCGTCGTCCTCGCCGGTCTGATTCGTGGGGAGCTTCGGCAAAAGCTGTTCCATGTCGGCGGCTTTTTCGGCGGCAATGTTTTCAATCGCGGCGTTCGCCTGTGCTTTTGTCTCACCAAAGTACCACTCGCGGAACTCAGCTTTACTGATAACGCCGTTGGTCAGCAAGAGCATTCTTTCATTCATCTGCTGTTCGGTGTCAGTAATAATGCTGTCGTCCCACTCAAAGGAAACGTCGTATTCGCCCTCCGGGGCAAGATGATACATTGTCGCGTACTTGTCCATAGCCCGGATCACGTCTTTCAGACAGTTTTCAAGGGCCGTCTGATTGTCCGCAACCGTCGCATAAGACCGCTGTTTGACGATCCGCAGCTCCGTAGCCGTCCGCGCCTCACTGTTGGCGTCGGAAAGCGTACCACGCGCAAGGCCGCACTGATCTTCGATCCGCATAAGGAGCTGATTCAGGCCATTCATAAGGGAGCTGTCCCGGATCGCGGGGGCAAAGACGTTGTAGTTGTCGTCTTTCCCCATATCGACGCCACGGAAAAGCCGTTCATTCAGCTTCGGCATTTCCATCTTGCCGTCAGCGCCCTTTTTCGGACGCAGGACGGTAGGATCAACGTCAATCGCCATTTCGGACGCCTCATACTCCCAGAGAATGCGGGAATACTGTATGTCGGCTTCCTTGATGGTGTTCCGGGCCTTGCAGTAGACGGACGCGCCCATAGGACTGTCAACGTCAATGCTGTTCGCAGCGGCAACCTTGAACCAGCCGAACATCTGACCGCCCGTGTTCTGTACGGTGGCCTCCGGCTCAAGCTCTGCCCACGCCGGGACTTCGGAAAGACTGATTTCCGTTCCGATATTGTCCCGCATGGTGGATTTGAAAGCCCTCTGACTGATCTTAACGTTATTGCCGTCCACGGTATGACGCTCAAGGCGGGTATAGAATACCTTGCCCTGCGTGTAGCTGTCCCGGAAAATTACGTCGCTCAGATTCCCGTCGTCGTCAAAGGCAATCGGGTACAGGCTCCAATCCATTGTCCAGTCAAAGTAGATGTGTTCGCCTTTGGGATAGGGCTTGATCGTCATGCCGCCAGCCGCGCAGCCCTGTTCCAGCTTTTGCCGGAGAACGGTAATGCACCGCTCAAACTCAGCCTTGAGAAATTCGGCGCGGGGATTCATAATCGCCTCGCCGTCCTCGTTCTGAGTGCTGCCGTCTACGTTCTTGCCGGTGATGTTCCACTTCATTTCAAGAACGATCTGCCGGGACAGCTCCGCACAGATAAAGGCGGGGAGGTTAAGGGACTTCACCGTATCAGGCTTTAACCACTCCGCCTTGTTCAGATACATATTGTACCAATCGTCAAGCGCCTGTGCCATTTCGTTTGACAGCGGTGTTTCTATGCGCTCAACCGATTCAATATCTTTGTACGGTAAAATCTTTCTCACCACCTGTCGGATAAAATTGAGTAGCTTTGTGAACATGGGGTTTTCTCTCACCACCTTTTGGCGGATATGAAAAGAGGGCGTCATTACTGACACCCTCTGCGAAAAAATCAGATGATTTGTTCAGACCGTAACGCGCCTATCGTTATCAGTACCGCCCAGAAACCGACGATAATCAACAGCCGCCATTTCCGGTCAAGCCGGATCGCCGGTGTTCGGTAAAACCAGACGGACAGCGAAACCGGGAAGAACAGAAAGCACAGCACGTAAAACCACCCGCTGCGTTCCTGTGCGGTATAGCCGCAGTCCGCACAGATGCCAACCGATTTTTGTAGGCGCTGACTACGGTAGGTCTTGCGCCCTGCCGGGATTACCCAGCTCTGCCGAACACCTGTCCGGTAATAGTTTGTCCGGGATCGCGTACCGGCTGACCGCAGCTCATACCGAAAATTCCTGCCGCCGCACTTCGGACACACCGCCATGATGAAAGCCTCCTGTTTACGGATGTTATCATTATAGCATTCCGTGTTGATGTTTACAAGGCGTCAGCTACAGTTTCCACGCGCGCGTATACATATATGCGCGCTCAGGCGGTTTTCAGCCTGATTACTCCCTATTTCAAGGGGTCTATTAGAACAACCTGTTTATCTGTTTATAAAAGCCCGGAAAGCCTTGATACATAAGGCTTTGAGCGGTCTACAAATAGGTAAACAGATAGGTTACAGATAAACAGTTGCGGTCTACAGTTGCTACAGATTTTCGGCAACTGTAGACCACTTTGTAGACCAATCTGTTTACCGCCTCTGCCGTGTAGCTGTCAGCTCACACCGCGTCAACCGATTTCCACGCCGCGTAGATTTTCGGCCCTTGCAGGGCAAACCAATCTACCATTTCCTCATTCTTTGACCACGCCTGTTCCACCAAAAACGCGCAGTCTTTCAAACCGCTCTCGTTGAAAAAGGCGTGAATGATCTCATGCCGCAGCGTTGCGCGTTCTATGATCCGGCAGCGTTCTTCCGGCTCTTTTTCCATGCCGGGAAAGGTTGTCATATCGCAAAGAACGATTCTATGATACACGCCGTCACAGTAGCCGTCGATGCTTCGTTCTTTGAAATCAGGATCGTCCGCGTATTTCTTTCTGACGATCTCGTAGTCTGTACCCAAAACCGAAACGGTCATTTACTGTCCTTTCCGCTTCCAGATGCGTTCCATAGCGTACCGCACACAGTCGATGGAATGATTGTTCAGGTCGGGATAACCGCTGATTATTTCATCGTCAGGCGTTCGCTCGTACTCATACTCGGAAAACTCTTTCGCCGTGGCCGGACACCTGCCGGGGTCAATGACGATCTTCTTGAGCGATTGCAGCCACTTCATGCCGTACCGCACACTGTCGGGGCCTTTGATCGCGCCCCGGCAAAGGGAGCCATAGTCCCGGTAGTCGCTCACGCTTTTCGGCTCCGCGCTGTCCGCCGTGATAAGGTCGGATTCCGTGACGCCTTTGAGCATGACAAGGTTGTTCCACGTCTCAGCGTTGGATTGCTTGTTCGCGCGGTACTCGTCGTAGATGTACAGGGTTTTCCGGGTGCTGTCGTAGTGCATCTTTCCCCAGTGGAACGGGTCAGGATACCAGCCCCAGTCAATCCCCATAAAGATGTTGTCGAAATGACTGATTTCCTCGTCGGTGATCTCCCGGATTTCAAGGTTTTCAAAGACCTCGCCGCCCGTGCCTACGGCCTCGCCCAGATATTCATGCTGATACGCGCGGGGGTTTGTCTCTTTCAAGTCCTCCGCGTCGTCAAGGAACTGTTGCCCTAACCACTCCGGGGGAACTTCGGTATAACAGGATTTGTGCCGTAGCGCCCTGCGCTGCGGCTTCATAACGTACTGATTCGCCCAGTTTGCCTTGCTGATCGGGGGGTTAAAGGACTTGAATACAACGTGCTTCTCGCCGCCGCGTAGGACGGACTGTTGCACGGATCGTATTTCTTCTTCCCCGGCGAACTCGTCCAATTCCTCAAACCAGAGGTACTTGAGATAGCCCTTTGATACCTTGATGGATTTCAGCTTTTTCGCGTAGTCCAAACCACGGAAAAGAATGACCTGCCCTGTACGCTTATACGTACATTTGTACGGGCTTGTCGTGCATTTCCACTGATCCTGCATTTCAAGGGCGTTGATCGCCCACAAGACCTGTTCATAGACGGACGTTCCCAGCGTGTTTCCTACCTTGCGGAAAACGATTGCGTTTGCGTCCCTGTCCTGCACGATCCCCAGAATCAGCATGATACTGATAAAGGACGATTTTGTTGATCCACGTCCGCCGAACAGGTCATAGAACGTGTGATCCCCGTTTTGAATGTCCCAGTAGACCGGATAAAAGGCGGGAGCGATACAGTCAGACAGTCTTACGCCGTCAGTCGGCATTATCGCTCACCGCCTCGCCGGTGCTTTCCGGCGCTGCCGCCTCAGTCGGGGCGGCTTTCGGAATGTCACAGATGATGTTGACAACCGGTGCCTTGTTTTCGTCGTCCTTATCCTCACGCCAGCCCTTGAAATTGAACTGTAGGGAGAAACGCGCGCCAGCCGCGCCGTCTTTATCGAAAAGACGTTCCTCCGTATACATTTCAACGCGGGACTTCGCACGAATAAGCACGTCGCGGAAAGCGGCCTTTGCCTGATAATTCAAAAGGGTTTGCCGGGAATTAAAACCGATGGCAAGGGCAAGGCCGGTGATGGTGGGGGGCTTCGCGTCTATGATGTTCGGATGGCCGAACTTATCAAGAATCGGCTTTCCATTGTCGTCGGTCAGGATATGCCCCTCACAGCTTTCAAAATAAGCGTCGATCTTTTCCTGCATTTCTTCGGGGGTGTTATATGTCAGCACTCCGCGTCTTGCCATTGTCAGTCACCTACCTTTCTGCGCAAGCGCGCCGCTCACGCTTTCTTGAAAACGTAGGTGTACCCGTACTTTTTCTGATTCGCTTTCAGCCACTTGTCAACGGCGTCGTCGTAGCTTGTGCCTTTCATCTTTGCATTCCTGACGGCTTTCATAAACGCCTGAGCCTTGAAATGACCGCCGTTCTTCACAAAGATGTAGTCGCCGTTCTTTCCGCTTGCGACGATGCCCTTTTCCGCGCTCATGGACGTACTGAGCAAGTCGCTGTCGGAGAACGCGCCCCCGGACGGGTGATTGTGGTAAACCATTTCGCCCTTTTTGCCCCAGATGCCGACGCTCGTAGCACCGCCCTTGACGTACTGAGTGATAAAGCCCTGTTCGTCAACCGTAACGCCGTACTCGGTGTTACTCAGCGCGTGTAGCTTGCGGAACTCCGCAAGCGCGGCCTCCGGGGACTTGCCGTTGATCGGGATGCGCACATTGAGTTTCGCGGGCAGGTCTTTCACGTCATGACCGCTGCCCCTGCCGTGGGGCGCGTGGCCGAACTTGAAAGACTGTTCGTTCTCTCCGTTGCGCAAGCCGGAGCTGCCGCCTCTGCCGCCCTCGCGCTCAAAGCTGATATGATCCATTTCCTCAATGTACTCAGCTATGGTCTTGCCCTCCACGTCAAGGTCAAGCGCGTCCTCAAGGGACTTGAGCCGCTTTTCCTTGCCGGTTTCCAGATTGACAAGGCGCAGGGGGCTACGGAATAACGCATGATCCGCACCAAACGGAACGGCTACCACGTCCCGAAACTCTCTTTTGAATGCTTCGATCTGCATTGTGTTTCCTCCCCTCTGTCAGAATGGTATAAAAATCCCCGCAACAGCTTTTCGCCGTTGCGGGGTTTCAGGATATGCGGTTTTACTTCTTGCCCTTTGCGGGGGCTTTCTTCTTTGCCGGGGCTTTCTTTCCGGGGATCGGGTCGATGGGGTCAACATAGAGCTGCTTTTTCATAGCTTCCTCAGTCAACCGCTGCGCTTCCTCCCGGCTCGGCTTCTTGCCCTTTGCCTGTGCCATTATGACTGCCTCCTTTTCACAAAGTCTTTCGCAAGGTCGGTGATGCCGACGTTATCCATACGGGCCACCTTGAACGACACAAAGCCCTTTTTCATCAGGTCGGTCAAGGTATGCTTTTGGCCTACCTGCCCGTCATAGATAACCACCTTGCCCTTGACGATCTCCCAGTTGCACACATGGCCTTTTTTCAGGCCGTGCATAACCAGCGCGCCGCGTGATCCCTCCGGGTGTCTCAGGATTTCGTTCTTCACGTCGGTTGCTTTGGCCTTGTACCAGATGTTGCCGATTGCCGCGCTGAACTGCAACGGGGGATCGCCCACGTTGACAAAGCTGTGCGGTTTGTCCGGGTCAAGCAGGGCATAGGTGTTATCCGCTGTCCGGGGCAGGGCTTCCACGTCATAGCCGCGCCGCATAAGCTCTACCGCCCAGATACAGCGTTGACAGTTGTGAGTATACAGCCCGTCCTTTTTCTGCGCGGATTCCAGCCAGTGGGGATTTGCCGTCGTCATAGCGGTATCAAGGCTTTTCGGATCGCCTTTCTGCCCTAAGTAGTCGTCAAGGGTCTGTGGGCGGGGCGTGTTGCCGCTGTTCCCGTTATTGAATTTTGAGATAGAGCCGCGTCCGCCCATAGCGTAGGGCCTCCCTTACTTTTTGCCGCCGTTCCCGGTCTTTTTCGGGGCGGTGGGCTTTTTCGGGGGCTTCTGCCCCTGCTTTACCTCTTTGCCGTTGACAACGAGCTTGTCAAAGACAAAATCGCTCTCCTGCGCGGTAAAGCGGTCTTTGCGGATGTTCTTCTTCTCTGCCATTGTGCTTGCCTCCTATCACTTGCGTTTCTTCGGGTAGATTGCCTTGAGCTTGCAAATCACGTCGCCGTGGGTGTCCGTGTACGCGCCGGTGATCTTGAATTTCGTTCCGGGACGTACCATGAACTCCTGTTCGCCGTGATGCGCGGAAACGGGGTCGATGAACACGCCGCGTCCCCGGCCTTTCGGGACTTCGATTTCATAGCCGATGTTCTTTCCGCCGCTCTTGTCCCACATTCCGCCACGGGTGACGGCGGTACTCATAACGCCGTTGTCATGCACGATGGAGCCTACCAAGGATTTCAATTCCTCCACAGTCGTTGCGCCGCCCACAAGACGGCTGCTGCCGCCGCGCCAGACGGTGATGCTTTCTTTCAGGTCGAATTTGTCCATAGCCCTTTCAATCCGGGCCGCGTGTTCACGGATCAAAGCCGCGTCACCGTGGAAATAGCTGTCGGAATGCGTCTCAAGCCATTTCTTATAGCCGTCCTCGCCCTCCCGCAAGAGCTTGTTCATCGGAATATAGGCTTGCTTCGTGTACAGGATAGCGGACTGCTTTTCGTCGTCCGGGACGGCGCGTTCCCAGTCAGGAAACATACCGTCCGCGCGGCCTACGCCGAAAAAGTCATTTGCTTGATGGATCGTATGGAATGAGCGGCTTGATCCGCCGCCGCTGCTTGAACCTCTGCCGCCCATATTATAGCACTCTCTTTCGATAAAGTCAATATACTTTGACTTGTCAATCTTCGGCGTCTGATTCGCGCCATTTCGTAGTGAACGCCCGAACGGGGATCACGTTTCCGGTGCAGCTCTCCGGGATATTGCCGTACATGATAACAGCGGACGGCTTGAGCCTGTCCATCATTTCCTGATAGCCCAGCTCAAAAAGCCGTGTAGCTCTCTTGTTCTGCTGTGTTCCGACGCTGCTGACGGCCACCATACCGCCTACCGGCTCCCCATCAAAGCACCAATCAAAGGAGCTTTCGTCGCTCCATGAGATTGTCGGAATGACCTTGACGCCGTTCTGCTGCCAATACGCGCCCAGCCAGTGCTTGCGGTAGTGATTGTAAAGCTGGATCGCCATAGGAAAGTCCGTATACGTGGAAAAGTCAGGCGTACACACCGCCTGAAAGCGCCCCAGCATGGCAAGGTAGGCGTCCGGGTTTGTCCACAGCCGGATAAACTGATAGTCGTCAATGAAAAAGTGGATGCCGTGTTTCTCCGGCTCGTCACAGCTTTTCGCAAAGTTGAAGCTGATCCAGTTATCAACCGTGAACTGTTCCGGCTTGATCTCCGGGATGCCGTACTTGCCTACGCCGTCAAAGATGTATTTATTCAGGTTTTCATAGTTGCGCTGCTGCTTGTACATTGCCCCGCCTCCAAAGAAAAAGCGCGGGGGCGCGGGTGTCTCAGTCCCGCGTCCTCACGCTTGCACATAAGGGCGTCAACTCTCAGCCTGTCCCCGGATCGTGGGGCGGCTCTCGGAAGTACCCTGTTTATGAAAAGGGGAAACACCGCAAGTCACGCGCGCTCACGGTGTCCCCTGCGATTGCTTCCCGCGTAGGGCTTGCCCTACGGCTGCAAGGGCGGAGGCAAAGACCCTTGCGCCCTCACGGTGCTTTATCGCGTCTACCATTATAGCACGGTCAGGCGGGACATGGGGGACACTTACGCTTACACAGGGGAATACCCCTTTTCACGGCCTCGACCTCAAACCCTGTTCATACTCCCGGCTTGCTTTCTCCGCCTCTCGTAGCTGCCTCTCAGTCCGCGCGTCCTGCCTGTCTATGTACCTGTAGCAGATTTTCTTTGCCCGGTCAGGGGTAGTACCCTCCCCGATAAAAACGGCCACCTGCGGCCACTGTAGGCCGTCCACAAAGCGCAACGTAAACACCTGCCGCGTCAAGCTGTCGGGAATATCACTGATCCACCTTTCCAGCCGCGCGCGCTCGTGGATGCACTGTATCTGTCGGGCGGCTATGATCGCCTGTAGGTCAACGATCTCCGCCGCCAGCCGTTCAACCTTGCTGTCGTTCCGGTTGGGCGCGTGGGGCATTCCGGTTAGTTGGGGGCTTGACGGTGATCCTCTCAGGCGTTCCAGCTCGTCAAGCCGCCTCTGATCCGCCTCGATTTCACGATTCAGCCAATAGAGCTGCGATAATTCTTTCAGGGTCATTTCCTGTCCTTTCTCCCTGTTGGGGTTTGAGATTATCGCTTTACCGCTTGTCGTGATTCGATTGTCGGGTGTCGCTTTTCGTGTTTCGCGTTACGCTATTGTTTTAACTGTCGCCCCACGGATAAATGCCGTAGTCAAAACAACTGATCCCCATATCGTTGTTACAGATTCCATAGTCGCCGCCGATGAATTCCGTTGTTCTGCGCTGCTCACGGCGTCGGGACGCAACGGCCTTTCCGTACTCCCGTTCTGCGGCGGCTGCGTTTGCGGCTATGTAATCGTGACAGCTCCAAAAATCGTGCCGGGTTGCCTCGTCTGCCGGGACGCCAGACCATATTTCGATATGCCGCATATAGTCCAGCATTGCGGTTGTCGGCTCCCTGCGCCCGTCTACAAACACGGCGCGCGGATTGTCTCTAACCTCTATCATGCCACGCCTCCCTTGATCCCTTTGATTCTCACTTTCAAAGACTGCAAAAGGGCCTCTTGTACGTTGTCCTTTCCCTCAAGGCTCTTTATCACATCTTCGTCGCGTCCGCCCTTGACTACCAGATGATGCACGATAACGGGGTGATCCTGCCCCTGCCGGTGCAGACGCTTGTTCGCCTGTTGGTATTCTTCAAGATTCCACGTCAGGCCAAACCAGATGATGTGATGCCCTCCCTCTTGCAGATTCAGGCCGTAACCGCAAGACGCCGGGTGAATCAAAAGCAAGTCGATGTTTCCCGCGTTCCAATCGTCCTTGTCGCGGGTGTCCTTGTACACGCGCACACGCAAGCCGGTTTTCTCAAGGGCCTGTAGCAGCCTGTCCTTGTCGTGGATGAACGAATAGCACACAATCGCGTGTTGCCCGTTAAGGCCCTCCACGGCCTCTAAGAACGCCTCTATTTTGCAGTCGTGAACTTGTACTACCTCTCTGTTTTCGTCGTACACAGCGCCGTTACAGAGCTGTAGGAGCTTTCCAGACAGCGCGGCGGCATTTGTCGCCGTTATGGTATCTTCGTCCACCTGCAAAACCGCGTCGCGCTCCATGCGCCGGTATGCTTTCGCAGCCTTGTCGTCCAGCACAACCGGAATATCCTCATAGACCAGCTCCGGCAAATCCAGATAGTCAGACGCTTTCATGCTGATACAAATATCCGATATGAGCCGGTGGATTTCCTGTTCCGCGCCCTCTTTCGGGGCATACGAAAATATCGTAGTCCGGTTGCGCTTGTCCGGGTTGAAATACATATCCCGGTAAACGCTGATTGTTCGCCCCAGCCGCTTTCCGCCGTCCAGTAGAAAGACCTGTGACCACAAGTCCATAAGCCCGTGGGGGTTGGGCGTCCCGGTCAGCTCGATAAGACGGTTGATCCGGGGGCGCACGGTACGCAAGGCCCGGAAACGCTTTGCCTGATGATTCTTGAAAGAACTGCTTTCGTCCAGTACCACGGTATCAAACGGCCAGTCCCGCCCGTAATGCTCTACCAGCCATTGCGTATTTTCCCGGTTGATAACGTAAATATCGGCGGGGGTGTCAAGCGCGTGTTCTCTCTGTGTAGCTGTCCCCAGCACACCGACGATCCGCAAGCCCTGTAGATGCTGCCACTTCTGCGCCTCCGTCTGCCACGTATCTTCCGCAACCTTTTTCGGGGCGATAATCAAGGTCTTGTTGACGCACCAGCGGTCAAACTTCATTTCCTGTAGGGCGGTCAGGGTGATAACGGTTTTCCCTAAGCCCATGTCAAGGAAAAGCCCGATGTTCGGTTTTTCGATGATCTCCCGCTCCGCGTATTGCTGATACGGATAGGGGTTATACACCTTTGCCATTGACTGCCTCCCTGCATTCCGCAATGATCGCGCCGATCTTCTCCACGCTGTCAACCGTGCTGTAGACGGTAAAGCCCAGCTCCCGCAACAATCCATGCACAAGACGTTGACGGGCGCGCTCTTTCTTCCCCGGCTGCTTCGTCTCGACAAACCGGATCACGCCACCGGGTAAAAGGATGATCCGATCCGGGACGCCGGTATAACCGGGTGTCTCAAACTTCAAACACAAGCCGCCCAGCGCCTTTATCGGCTCCCGCAACTTGCTTTCGATCTCCCGTTCCAGCATGGTCAAAAGCCCTTATGCGCGTGAGCGTGTCCAATTCCACACGCGGCGCGGCCCTCTCCCTTTCGGCTCTCCGGGCTATTCCACTCGTTTCTGTTTTCGATTACGTCCACGCAAACCAGCTCAAACGTCCTCAGCCGGATTTGTCTTTTCCGCAGCTCCGGGGAATACATCTTCGGCTCTACGGACAAAAGCAGCGGGGGCCGGAAAGCTGATGCGTATATCTGCCGGGGCGGGGTGGAATTAAAATCCGTACCAGCCACAAGCTGTCCGGTCTTTTTGTTTCGGATCACGTAAAACACCATATCCGTTCCCTCTCCAAAACCGCGCCATAAACAAAACACACGCGCGCGTATACTTATATGTGCGTTCAGGCGTTTCAGGCGGGATTTTACCGCCTAATCTGCCTAATTCTTATAGTCTATTAGAATAATTTGTTTATCTGTTTATAAAGTCCCGGAAACCCTTGAAATATAAGGCTTTGAGCGGTCTACAAATACCCTGTAAATTTGTAGACGAATTGTTTATTTGTAGACCGTTCCGGTCTACAAAGTCTACAAATTTTTTGCAACTGTAGACCACTTTGTAGACCACTTTGTAGACCGTTTTTCTACACCAGCTCAAAACCTCTTTGCACCCCATACGGGCCGCATTTGAACGGGCTTTTTACCCTCCGGGCGTTCGGCATTTTCATAATGACGGCATTTATCTCGCGGGAATCGGCTTGCTTCACGTCTTTCAGATTGTTGTTGAACGCCTCGCACCAGATTTCAACGGCGGTGATCCGGGTTCTTTTTACCGTTTTGATTTCCCCGTGTGTAGTTTGCGCCCACCAATCGCGCCTCCGGTCAAGCGTCCACTTCTGCCAGTCCTCCGGGATTTCCTGCCCGATGAAATTCAGGATCACGCCCTCTTTCGGGCTTGCCTCGCGGTGCTGTTCCTGCATTTCCTGTGCCTGTTTCTCGATCTCACCGGACAAATAGAGCTGTTCCCCGATCTGCCAGCGCGCCTTTGCTTCCGCCCAGAGTTGGTCAATCACGTCGTCGGTCAGGTCGTCCCAGACGTTGGGGTGATGTTCCTTTTCCTCGCCCACAGGGAGTGTTTCGCCTACGTCCACCGGCCAGAAACGCCGATTGCCGGTCATATCCTGCAAAAAGTCCATCTGATTACACGTCCCAAAGAACGCGCAGCAGCGGGGCAACTCTTTGACGTTCCGGCCATAGGCCGCGCGGTATCGGTCAGCTCTCAGGGAAAGAAACTGTTTGATGCGGGAAACGTCCGTGCGCCGGAATGCGTCCAGCTCCGCAACCTCTACCAGCCAAACGCCCTGCAAAAGCTCAGACGCCTCTTTGCCCTCAAACGTCCGTATGCTGTCGTTAAACCAGCCACGGGACATTTTGTCCAGCAGCGTACTTTTTCCCAGCCCTTGCCGTCCGCACAGGATCAGCATATTGTCGTACTTGCATCCCGGCTCCATAGCCCGTGCGATTGCCGCCGTAAAAGACTTCCGGCACACGGCCCGGTTGTACTCGTTGTCAGCCGCGCCCAGATAGTCTATAAAGACGGTATCAAGCCGGGGGGTCATATCCCATACCAGCCGCTTTATGTAGTCCTGCACGTCGTTGAAAGCGTGTACCGATGCGTGAATATCAAGGGCCGCGTCGATGTTCTGCCGCTTCGTGATGTTGAAACGCTTTTCCATGTACCAGTACAGGCCGTTGGTGTCCGTGTCGCTCCACAGGCGGCGCTTGCCGTCCTGATCCCACGGGAGAACGCCCAGCACTTCACCGCGTCCGGCAAACTTGTTCAGGGCAAAGCGGCCTTTCAGCATGGGGTCACATTCAAGAATGATTCGGATGTTGTCAATCGTCGGGTAGATTGCGCCGGTCTGCGGATTGAGCTGTAAACCGGCCTCGGTCAGCCATGCGTCCGGGTCTGTGTTCTCCGTCTGTGTAGCTGTCCCCGCGCCCACGCCCTCAAACTCTTTCTGTCCGGCGTTGTACCGTTCCTGCATCATAAGGGTAGCAACCTTTTGATCCGAAACGGCGAACTCGCAGAACGCCTTGTAGGACGGGAGCTTGTTGATCGGGGTGTCAATCGCGGAGTTTATATCCAACTGCCCGAATTTGTGCAGCCGCACAAGGTCAGCAGCGTTGACCAGCTTCCCGCCGCAAGGGTCTGTTGCATGATGGGAATACAGGAACTTGCCGTCGTCGTAGATGATCGCGCCGCCCGTCGTGGAGCCGTTCAGGTAGGTAAACCTGTGCGGGTCATTGTCGCAGGGGGCGTAGATACCCGGCAACAGCTCGTCCATTGCGCTGTAAATGTCATAGACGCGGTTGAACGCACCGATTACACCGGGCTTGCTCTCAGGATCGCCCTGACGCACGGCCAGCTTTTGATAGCTGATCGCGCCGGGGACTTGCGGCCTCTCGTTCCAGTCTTTCCAGTCCGTGTAGCTTGCCAGCGTCTTGTCCACGTCCAGTGCCGGGGCGTCCTTATACCACACCTGATAATCGCTGTCCGCGCAGCATGACGGCCAGTACATGAGACGGGACGGCTCAAAGGTCGTCGGATCGCACATTTCTATGCCGATCAGAGCGGCGATACGGCGGCTCACAGCGTCGTACTCGTCTACGGTCATGCTCCGGTTGGTAGGGACGATCAGGCGCTTTCTGGGGGCCGCTGGACGGTCTTTCCGCGTGGGGTATACCAGATACCCGCACCCTAACGCCTCGGCCTGTGTGCGTATAAGCTCGGCCTGAAACGGGGGGATCGTGTCAATGTCCAGCGTGACAATATCCCGGCTCTCCACGTTGTCAGCTTTCCGGCGCTGTCCTTTCAGCACACCGCCTACAAAGCCGCCCACGTCCTTTCTCTCGTCCTGTTCGGCCTTGCTCAAGGCCAGATAGTCATTGATATTCTCAATGCCTCTCAGGGGCGTTTCAAGGCGCGTATAGAGCGCGGAAAGCGTGATCTCCTGCGTCGCCCATTTCGTGGACTTACGGCTTGCGCCCACGGTGATGTGAATGGTCTTATCGTTTTGTAGGGTTATCATGTTGCACCCTCTCTACAGCTTGAATTGTTTGACTGACTTTGAATATAAGTCAAATTATTTGAACTGTCAACCGGCACAGTCAACTTTATTTTGCCCTGTGTGTAGTTTTTCACCTGAACAACCGGCCAGACTGTTTGTGCCGCAGCTCGATCCGGTTGACCAGCTCAAAGCCGGATTCTTTGATGATGAACTTCAAGACCGATACCAGATAGGCCGCTTTCTTCTCTGCCTTTTCGTCGTTCACGATGGACTTGAGCGCGGCGTATGCGGTAGGGTCTACGTAGCCCTCAGCGTTCTTTCTCAGGTCGTTATTGTCCGCCATAGTCAGAACTTCTTTCCGTGCTTGTAGGGGCGCGTCGCGTTGTAGGCCATCTTCTCCCGGATCACAGCCTCAAGGTCGATACCCAGCTCAATATCAGTTTCCAGATAGCCCCACAAATCGGCAATGCGGATTATGGCGTCGGCCAGCTCCACCGCGTACCCCTCCGCTTTCTTGCTTTTGGCCTTGCAGAAAACTTCCGGCGTCTCAGGATTCCATACGCGGCTACCACAAGATGCGCTGCCGTCGTCCTCACAACAGACGCCCCCGGCGTTGCAGGGGTAGTAGACTGCGGGTCTGCCCTTTCTGACTTCCTCAAGGGCCTCAGAAAGCTCCGAATGGATCAGGGCTATAGATGTACCAAACTCCGGGGGATCGTCCCAAAAACCGTGTTCTACGGCGTTCTGATGGGCTTCCCGGACAAGCTCGTTAAGCGTCAGCGGCTTCTTTTCCATGTTCCGTAAACTCCTTTTCCCATGCTTCAATATCCACACCCACACGCTCTTTCAGCAATCGACGGCATATCCACGTGTTGGTGTCGTCGTCAAGTTGGTAGTAGTCTCGCAGCTCTTGATGCTGGGCGGTAAAAGCGTCAAAGAAACGCCTCAGACGCTTCTTACCAAACCCGAACGTCTCATGCAGGACGTAGAGAACGGCGGCGTCCATGTCCAGCTTATACGCGGTGTCGCTCTCCAAGATTTGCGCGTTGATCTCCTTTTTCATAGCGCGGCGCTGTGCCGGGGTCAGCGCCGCCGCCTCTGCCTCCTGCTTGTGTAGCTGCCTGTTTCGATTACCTTTTCCCATGTCGTAAACCCGCAAATTCATCCGCACCGGGGCGCATCATTTCGGGCGCGCACTTCGGGCAGTAATCGTGCCAGTCGTCCCCGCGCTTGCGAATCTTCCAGCCGTTGGCTTTCATGCTGTCCCGCGCGTCGTCAAAGTCCTCAAACGTGCCGTCCAGCTCCCGTCCGCAGCAGTCGCAGGAAACGTAGTAATCGCCGTAAAGTTTCTCGATCATGGCGTTACCTCCGGTCAGGCCGGAATACCCGGCTCAGATAGTATTTCAGAATATACCAGAGCTGTTCCGCGCAGCTCACTTTCCGATAGCCCATGTCAGCCGCCTTTCCCGGCCTCACAGCGGGGGCAGACGTGACGGCCCTCTGGTATGATCTCACCGCAGCAGACGCAACGGTTTTCCGTCGCAGGTTTCGCTACTCGCTGTGTAGCGATTTCGCCGCCGCAAGCCGCGTACCCGGCAAGGTCTACGAAACTGTCCTCTGTCGCGGTGCCGGTCTTGATCCGGGCGATCTTGAAAAGGGCCATCATCATTGCAACGTCCGTCGCGGTTATCATCGTGCCGGTATAGGTCGTCCAGAGCATACCGATAAGGCCGAAATTGTTTTCAGGGCTTCCGTAGTCCTGTTCACGTTTGCCGCAAACGCATTTCTTCGCGGCGTCAAGGATTTCAGGTCTGTTCATGGTCGGTGTCCTTTCTCAGCCGTTGTCCACGTACAGGATTATGCACTTGCGCCAGTAGGGGTCATACTCAGCGATCCGCTTTTCAACGTAGGCGTCCCACTCGCTTTCCGTGCCGTCCCAGTTGTGGTATTCGTTGTCGTACAGGCAATCCGCCAAGTCCTCACCGAAATCGTCCCGGTCTGTATAGCAGCGATCTTCTTTGACTTCCTGCATACAGTCAAGGAACTCTCCTATTGTCGCGGAACAGCTTGCGGACATATAGGTATAGTCCCCGTTGTTCGCGTCCTCAGAGACGAAACACAGTATCGGCAGGTCAGGGTTGCCAAGAATGAGCTTGCGCAGCTCGTCAGAGCTGTTCAACAGGCTCGTAGGCCGTTTTTCACGTTCCAGCATTTCAATTCTCCTTTGCGATCCCGGCCCACTGTTCGGCCATAGCCCGTGCGATACCGGGAAATGTTTTCGCTCTGTTCTTTGCGTCCTCGCCGCGTTTGGCCTTGCCGTACTTTGACGGGTCTTTCCGGCCAGTACCAGCGGGAACATACGGTGCTGTCGGTTGTACAATCTGTGTAGCGTTCAGCGGTGGTAGTCCGCGCAGCCACAGCCGGGTTTTCTTTGTGACCGGGTGGCCGAACATCCACGGTTGGATTTCCTGAGTATGGGGCGGCATCTGAAAGACCTTGCTTGAGACAGGGTTTTCAACGGCGATCCGGGGACAATCGGCATTCAGGAACTTCATAAAGAACGCTTTACCCTCTAAGCCTTTTTGATACCGCTCCATATCAAGCTGACCTTTTTTCGGGTACAACCGGCAAGCTCCGGCGTTGGATAAATAGGTGCAGGGTGGAAAAGCGATCAGCATATCCCAAGAGTTGTTGATCTGGTACTCCCCCCCCGTCATGGTCATAAAGTCGCAGTTTCCATTGATAAGGGGTAGCACGTCGCCTTGAATATGCCATTCCGGGTGTCCGCCCGAACACGGCAGCACGTCGCAGCTAAAGGCATTGTGTCCCAGCCTGTGTAGCTCTATCGTGACTGCCTGACTTTCCTCACAGGCGACAAGTACGTTCATTTTCCGATACCGCTCAGGCTGAACAGCAGCAGGATAAACAGGGCGACAGAGAACACCATGTAAACGGCCTTGTTTTCCTCTTTTCTCTCGCCCAGACAGGCCAGAAAGCAGATTGTTCCCAGCACCATAAGCAGAACGGGGGCGATCACGGTTTTCAGGATCATTTGAATACCTCCGCGTACACGTCCTCGAACAGCACCGGAACAGCCGCACAACACATGATAAGGGCCTGTTGCGCAACCTCTTTCATCTGCGGGTGTGCGCCCCGTGAGCAGCGCAGCCGGAAAAAGTGTCGCCACTCGCGGATGTTCGCGGTCATGCAGATTTCGGCTTTCAGACTGTTCGGGAGTACCGCGCGCGCCTCCTGCGGGGTGCATCCCCAATTCAACAGCTCAAAATAGGCGCTCTCAGCGGCCTCACACGCCTTTTTCCACGTGTCGTATACCGCAGTACCCGGCGTCAGGTAAAGCGGCTCTATGACCGTGATTTCAGCCCCAAACTGCCCTTTAGAGTAGTTGCAGTACCGGGTGCTTTCCTGACAGTAGGACGCCAGCCGGTGACGGACGATCTCATGCGTAACGCCCCGGTCACAGATGAACTTGAGCGTAAAGGAACAATGCTCAAGGACTGCCTCGTGTCCGCGCTGGATGATCCCCCGGCAAAACTTTTCGGCGCTTCCTGCGGTGATCTTATCCTCGGACTTGTAGCACACTCTCCCGCATTCCTCGATCCGGGAGAGGATCACGTCGCCGTCAACCGGCGTGATGAACTCGACAGCAGGTTTGATGATCTTCATGCTCTCTTTGCCGCCTCCCGCGCATCCACTTCCTCACGGAACTTCTGAAACTTCGGCAACCACGAATGAGACATATAGTAGTTGTGCAGCTTCATTCTGCGCTTGCCGTCCGCGCGCCGATTCTTGAAATACTGATCCCGGCGCTCCCGTCTGCCCGGATTCTTTTTCATATTTTCATGCCTCCTGTTCTTCTTGTGTGTAGGGATCAGGCAATGACCAATCCCAGTAGATGGTGCTTTTCCAGACGATGGAGAAATGATTGCGGCGTCCGTCGCCCACAAAGAACGTGTATTCGGCGGGGAGCGTCCGGCCCACATCCTCAATACCGGCCTTTTCGCATTCCCAGCGATAAACAACGTCCTCCGCCAGCTCAATAAAGTAGTCGGGAACGTCGCCCCTCAGACGCGGCGCAAACTGATACGGGGCCAGTACGATTTCCGCAATGGGCTTTTCGTAGAGGTCTACCCGATTCAGCACACACCATGCGACGGCGGCTTGCTCCGCACGGCTCTTGACGATCTCCGCCTCGCCCCAGATGGTACGGGCGATCAGCTCAATATCGTAGGCGGACGCAAGGTCGGGGATTTCCGGTTCCGGGGTTTCGTCCTGTGTAGCGTCTGCCTCCGGCTCAAGCTCTACCGGCTCCGGCTCCGGCTCATGCGGGATCACCACAGGCGGATCAACCGGAACAACTACCCGCAGCTCTGCCGGGGCCTCCGCTCTGACTTCCGCCACGGCAACCGCAGCGTCGGCCTCTCCGGTCAAGCTGTGTCCCATAGCTCCGCCCAGCATGAACGCAGCCAGCAGAGCTATCACAATACAAATCGCTTTTCGCATTTCGCTTTACCTCAGTCTTTCTTGAAGAACGTCCCTACCCAGCCGTCAGCGCCCAGCGGTAGGCCCTGCGCCCACGGAATGGGGGTCGTCATTATGGTCTTGACCTTTTCCAACATGGCCTTGTCGGTGTCAAAGGCCGGGGTATCTATCACAACTTCGTCGTGGACGTGGAACACGATGGGAAGCCCCGCCGCCTCAAGATGCTCAATGGCCTCCGCCAGACAGTCACGGGCGATTGCTTGCACACAGTTTTCCGTGAGCTTGCCGCCGTAGGTTTCGATCTGTTTCCACTTCTTGCTTGTCTGATCCACGCCGTAGTAGGCGATTGACGGATTGCCCCAGCGGTTTTCCGTCAGTGTAGGGTTGATGTAGTAGAGCTTGCGCCCGGACGGTAACTGGATCGTGAACACCTGCGTCCCTTGCATAAGGTCAAACTCACGGGACAAAACCAGACTACGCACCCGCTCAGAGCCGCCGTAGGCGATCACCTGCACCGCCGCGTCCTCTATGTCATGCCACAGGTTCACGGTATGGGGGTTTGCGTTCCGCCAGTCGTTCACAAGGCCCTGCACTTCGTCGTCTGACGCTTCGTCCAGCAGGTGTCCGGTGTCCATCCGGCGCATAGCTCCGACGCCGCCCTGATAGCCACAGGCCAGCACAGCCACTTTGCCGCGCTGCCGCAGATGCCCGTTTTCACCGCCCTTGACAACCGGGACTTTGAACATCTGACTTGCCGTTTCGCAGTAAATATCTTTCCCGGCCTTGAAAGCGTCAAGCACCCACTGTTCCCCGGACAGCCACGCGATAACGCGCGCCTCGATTGCGGAAAAGTCCGCGTCGATAAGGACGTTGCCCGGTGTAGCTATGAACGCCGTCCGTATGAGCTGCGACAGGGTATCAGGCACGTTGCCGTAGAACGCTCTCAGATGATCCTTTTTCCGGCCTCGCACAAAGTCACGCGCAAGGTCAATCGGCTCCGTGTACGTCCGGGGGAGGTTTTGCACCTGTACCAGACGCCCCGCCCAGCGCCCCGTGCGGTTTGCGCCGTAGAACTGCAACAGTCCGCGTACCCGGCCATCGTCGCAAACGCAATTCTCAATGGCCTCATATTTCTTCGTAGACGTTTTTCCCAGCTCTTGCCGGATTTCAAGCATCCTGCGTGTGTCACCTTTGATATGCTCTTTTGCCAGCAGGTCACTCACGGTTTCTTTTCGGAGATTCTTGATCTCAACATAGGTATTCGTTTCGGAATCAAACTCTATGACGGCCTCTCCGTTCAGCCATTCCGTGAGCTGCTTTATGCTGTTCGGATTATCAAGGCCGGATATGCGGATTGCCTCAGCGGTCAGCTCGTTCTTGACCACATCACCGACGTAGAGCGCCGCGCGCGTGAACTCCATATCCACGAAAACGCCCCGCGCATTGATTCTCAGGTCGGTTTCCCATTGTTTCTGCACAAAGTCAGGAACAGGGAACGCCGCCAGCCTTGACGCGATTTCCATTTCCGTAACCACGTCCTGCGCGTTGTACTCTCGGAACAGCCGCCACTTTTCGGGATCATGTTTCGGATAGTTGCGTGTCCGCTGTCCGTTTGCCTTTGTGGGGCGGCAGGGGACGCAGAAATAACGGATCAGAGCCTTGCCAGTATTCAGCTTTTGCTTGTCCTCCGGCAAGCCCAGCGCGCGTCCCGTCGCTTCCAAACCTGCGGTGTACCCCGCGTAAAGCCCGTGTAACATCGTGTCGCGCCACTGTTCCGGGATCATGGCCCCGTAGACCTTGGAGAGACAGGCCCATTCAAACGCTGCGTTGTAGGCGTATTTCAGGTAGTCAGGATCATGCAGAGCCTTGATAAGCCACTCCGGGACAGTCTCACCGCTTGCCACGTCGATTACCGTAACCGGGCCATTGTCCAGAGAATAGGCGAACAGCAGGATTTCAAAATCGTCGCTGTCCACGTACCGGAAAGCTCCGGCCTTGCCTATGGGAATGCTTGAGTACGTTTCAAGGTCGATACTCAGCTTGTGCATGGTGTAGCCTCCTTTATAGAGAAAGGCCGGTGCTGCGGTAGGGGCTTTCCCTGACACCGGCCACGGCCTTTCAGATTCAGCCGTAGCCCCTTGCAGTCTGGGAGGAACTGCCGGTTATGAGAAAGGCCGCTTATGGCGAATCGTGATATTGGATCATGTTGATACACTCCCCCTTAGCGGCCTTTACTCGTTTCACATGGGCTGTCCGGTGATCGGGTTGATACGCGGCTGACCGGTGATCGGATCAACCGCCCCGGCGAACTGCGCAAACTCATTGGCGGAGGGCTTGACCGCGCCGCCCAGAGATTCACCGTCGCGGGTTTTCATCACGCCGTCGATGGAGCAGCCGATACCCTTTTTCCCGGCGTTGGAATAGCCGAAAAAATGAACGGTGCAGCGCGCGTACATACCGCTGTAGCTGTCCTGCGGGGCAAGCTCGACATTGGGGTTGGAGATTTCGCAAACCCACGGTCTGCCGTCCTGCGCGCGGCGGGAGGCGGTCATAACCCACATTCCCTTGCACTCCGGGCCGTAGGGCGTACCGTCCTGACGCACACCGTCGCCGTCGTGAATGGGGTTGGGGATGATCGGAGGGCGAACGCCTTTCCACGTCTTGTCCACGGCGGCAAGGGTCGCGGCGGCAACGGCGTTGTCAAGGTCGGCCTTGGTCGCCGTGTCGCTCTTGGGGATCAGCAGCGTCACGCTGTACTTCGGCTCCGCGTTGGGCTGACCCGGCATAGCGTAGGGCGCGGCCAGATGGACGTAGGACAGGCGAACTTCGCCGGTCAGGGACTTGTTGGCTTGATTCATGTACATTTTCTTATTCTCCTTTTCGCTTTTCGCGTTTCGATTTATCAGCGAAACCACTCGGACTTTGTTTCATCGAACTGTTCAAGCAGTTTCAGTGATCTCTTGTGTGTAGTCTCTGCGACTTTTGTAGCTCGTAAAAGAGCCGCGTTATCCTCCCGGCGTTTCTTGATCTCAGCTACTTTCCGCTTGCCTGACCACTCAGCCGGGAGAGATTTCTTGTCAAGGGAGAGCTTGCCGGATTCATAATCTGACAAGCTCTTGTCCCAGTCCGCTTTTGTGTCCTCAATCAGCGCCGGGAGCGCGTCAGACAGAAAAGCGATTGCCTCCTGATTCTCACGGTGGAAACCGAACTGAAACAGCCACTTGAACATCTTTTTGCTCTGCGCCTGTGTAGCTTGCAGAAACCATGCCGGGAAAATCAGGTTGTACACACAGGCGTCAAAGCATTTAATTGTCAGAGCTTTTTCCATCGGTCACACCCGCAAATTCTTCCGGCCCTGCGGTCTTGTAGGGGTCGCCTTTCGCGGTGGAAACAACCAGCTTCGGCTTGCCCTTAGTCCACGTAATCAGGTCGCCCATGATCTCAGCAAATACCTTTTTGCCGGTGAGCTTTTCCATTTCCGCAAGGCTTTTCTGCGTCCGCTCAAACAGGATCGCATCGTCGTAACCCTGTTCGTGCATCTTCTCAAGGGCTTTGTCGTTGTCGGTGAACACCCGCTTGCGCTGCCCCTCAATGACCTTGTAGCCGGGGACTTCACGCCCCGCAAGGATCGCCTCAGTCGCGTAGGACTGCAAATCCTCATACCAGCTCACAAGGCCAGCGGCGCGGGTCAGCAGGTCGGCAACTTCGGCGTCGCTCAGGCAGGGGTCTTTTCCGGGCTTGACGGTGGGCGCGTTGGCCGGGGCTTTGTTGGCGAACTGTTCAAACCCGGCGTTGTATTCGGCACGGGCGCGGCACTGTGCCTTGCCCTTGCAGAAACGACACCAATCACCCGGCTCAAACGTCCCCATTCCGAAAAACGCGGCCTGTGCTTTCGGCTTGACCATTTCGCCCCATGCTTTCAGCTCGTCCACGGTGAGCCATTCCTCAGTCACGTCCTCCGTGATCCGGGGCTGGACAATCGCGGTGCAAACCCGCTTGATCGTGTCCCCGTAAATCGGGTAGAGGTACTTGAGAGCGCCCAGAGCGTAAAGCCGCATCTGCCCGTTGTTGACGGAGCTGACGGGAACTCCCTTGCCGTGCTTGTAGTCGGTGATCCGCAGAACGTCGTCCCCGGCCATGATGCAGTCACACGTCCCGAAACCCTCCGGGATGTACTCGGTCAGGTCTACGCGCGTCTCAAAGAACACCTGCGGCATAGACTGAAACTCGTTCGCTTTCTCGGTCAGGAAATCCACGTAGAACGCTGCGGTTTTCAACATTTCCTCAGACCACAGCTCATTTGCCGTGAGCTTTTTCAGGTCGGCGTTGAACTTCCGCTTTGTCATTACGGTGAACTTCTTTCTTCCGTGTAGCTCACAAACCGCATGGGCAAGCGTCCCCTCGTCAGCGTAGACAGACGATCCGTCCGGGAACTGTTCTTCAAACCGGGGAGCTGCGGTACAGTGTGACCACCGTTCAAAGCCCGACGCGGTAACTATCGCGTGTGCATTCGGTGTTGCCATCGTCTGTACCTCCTGTCAGATGTTCGCGCCCAGCTCTCTCAGGCCAGCGGCGACACCGGCGTACTGTTCCGGCTTGAGCTGCGTCACGGCCTGAACGCCGAACTGCGCAAGCAGGGCCATAAGCTGCGGCATCTTGTTCTGTTCCAGCAACGCGGAGCCAGCGGCGGAAATATCCGCAAAGGAATAAACCTTTTCGGTGGGCGCGGGAGCGGGAGCCGGGGCCTCAACCGGCGCAGGGGCAGGGGTAGGGGCTTCCACAGTAGGGGCAGGAGCCGCCACAGGAGCCGGGGCCGGAGCGGGAATAGGGTTTACCACCGGCGCAGGAGCCGTCACAGGCGTTTCTACGGGCTTTTCCGTAGGCAGGTTGATGATCTTACCATCCGGCACAGGAGCCGCCATGCGGCCCGTCAGGGCGCTCGTGAGCGCCTTGAGCGCGTCGGCCAGCGCGGGGGTCAAGTCGATAACGTGAGTGATCTTGATTTCGGTCATTGCTTTTGCCTCCATTTCGTTTTTCGATCAGATGTGTTGTGCGGCAACCGTGCGGGTCTGTCGCCGCGTCTGTAACCAGCGTTCAAAGCGGTCACGGTTTGTCGGATCATCGTAAAACCGTTTCACAGCTTCAATACACGTGGTACAGAGATTTCGCTTGTCGGCTTCGCCCATCTGGGAAAAGTCGATTTTCGGTTTTCCCGTTGCGTCCATCAGCTCTGCACCGTCGCGTCCTCGGACGCGGAATGTGCGGCCTCAAGACGC